CAATTATAGTATTCGCCCGCCCGCATACAGCGCGCTAACGGTGAGCGCATCAATGGCGCCAGCGGCTTGCTGGAACGTGGTCGCGTCGGTGTTGGCCAGCGTTGCGGCATCACCGATGCCATAAAGCTGGTTGCCGGCGCACTCGATCTTTCCGGCCGTCGTCCGCATCCAACTTGCCGCGCGTGTGCCAGTCACGCTACTGCCAGTCGTCACCACTTGTGCGATATCCGTACGCGCCGTGCCGCTGCCGGGCGACGTCTCCAGCAGCGTCGGCCATGTGATCGCTGTCGTGGAGTTGTCACCGTGGGCACCACTAGTGCCAGCACCCCACCGCCAAGCCCTGTTGGAGCTGTCGCGCGCCCACACAGGCGCATATGCCGTGTCGCAGCTGATCTCGACGATGTCGGCAAGCGGCGTCGTGCCGTCGCTCTGCGTCATCAAACGCGGCGTCGTCAGGTCCGCGGTGTTGTTGTAGCCCTGGGCATGCTGCGCGCCGGAGTAGCCGCACGAGTAGACCGCGCCCGTGCTCGTGATCGCAAACCAAAACTTCTCGCTGTTGCCGCGGCCGGCCTCCATCACGACGCTGTCGATGTGCACGCCGGTGAGGCCCGTGACCTTGACGAGGACCGTCTGTGTCGTGGTATTGCCCTGGCCGCACTGGCCGTCGTCATTGCTGCCGATGGCGTACAGGTTCTCGGTGGCCTCGTCTGTCAGCACCAGTGCATAGTTTAGGCCAACATAGATCGCCTCAACGCTGACGGTGGCCGGGTCCCAGGGCAGTGCCAGCTCATACGCACCATACGCGTCACCAACGGGATTGAACGCGAAGGCGGCCACATCACCCCACGCCAGCACGCGGCCATCAGCCGTCGCTGCCATGCCAAACTTCGCGCCACCAGACTGGTTCGAGGTTGGGCCGACGATGACGCGGCCGTCCGCATCGACGGCTGGCAGGATCTGCGTCGTGGCGACGTCCTGCCAGTCCTCGCTGCCAAGGTGCACATTCAGAGCAGCTTCGATCTCGGCGCCAGTCATCGTGCCGCCGCTGCCGCTGCCCTCGACAACGCGGCGGTTGATCAGCTGGAAACTCGTGCCGTCGTATTCGATCAGGGCCAGCGCGCCAAGGTAGAGGTCGCCCGCCTGCAGCGCCGTCCCATCCAGCCGCACCACAGCCTTGGCACCGAGGCCATTGACGTTGACCGTGGTCGCGCCGCTGTTGACCGTGCCAACGATGAACGAAAACTGTTGCCCGGCGGAGTAGGCCGTCATGGCCCAACCAGTTGTCAGCGTAATCGCGTCCCCGGTGCCGCCGACAATGCTGACATAACGGTGCGTGCCGTTGATCGCGCCGTTGACGGTCAAATACTGATTGATCGCCGTGGCGTCGCCCACGTTGACGTGGCGGAACGCACCCATGGGCAGATTGGCCGATGGCTGATTGCCGCCGTCCTTCTTCAGCGTCGCATTGATCGCAGAGCCGAGATCCTGGTCGTGCGTGTCGTGGTCGGTAGACACAATGTCCACGCCATCGGCCTCGGCCTCCTGCCACACCTGCGTGCCGTTGCGCGTGCCATCCGACCGCTGAAAGGTTTGATTAGGTGCGCTACCAGTCCAAGGCATGCGTCTTGATCCCCCTAAGAGGTTGTGCTTAAAATGGGAACGGCGCGCAGCGCACAGCCGTTGCTACCGTCTAGCCTCGGATGCTGCCGAAGACGGCTGCGCCCCCTCCAGATCTAGCATAACGTGCGCATAAACCGGCCAGAGCGCAGGGTTATGCATCGACATGCGTTCCAGCCCGGCCACGTGTCGAAGCAGCGCCCCTGCCCTTGCCGACGTCCCCTCTCGCACAGCCGCCCGCAGCTGCATGTAGCCGATGAGCCATTGCGTATAGGCTGGCCGCGACATGAGAACAGATGCGCCAAGCATCGAGCCGCCAATCGCCAATGGCGTGGCCACATCGCCAGCAGCAAGCGTCGCTCCTGCACCGCCGAGGGCGGACAGGTTCATGGCATTGGTTGCCGAGCGGCTGGTGTTGGCGAGTGCCTCGACGCCTGCCAGCCTGTCGGCCACCTGGAACAGCTGAGCAAGTCGCCGCTGGTGCTCCTGCGAGAATATCAAGTTGCGCGCCTCCGGTGCCATCTTCCGGTATGCCGTGGCAAAGCGCGTTGGCGAGAAGCCTGCCTCCTGAATAATGCCTTGAGCACCATCTGTCGGCTCGCCCATCGAGCGGACAATCAGTGCCGCAAAGGCAGATCGCTCCTCCGGCTGCAGGACCGACATAGCGCCCCGGAACATGCGCATGTTCCCGGTGCCGCCTTCTGTTGCTGCACGCACTAGTTTCCTTGCTGCCGCTTGCGGATTTGGTTGCTTGACGACAGCCAGGAAACGATCCATGCGCTCGAACCCAGCGCGCGCATAGCGGTTGGCAACCTGCAAATCACGCAGCGCCTGCGCAGCGCGCCGCGCCACGGGGACCGTTATCCGGCGGTTGTCCGTCAACCTTGTGGCTTGGGCCGCCCGGACAGCGATATCCTGCATGCCCACTTCAATGTCGGAGCTGAGCGCCCTGTATAGGCTGTTGAGCTGCGTCCGATCGAGGGAGGTTTTGTAAAGTCCGAAGTTGGATAGATCCCGGCCTATTGCCGTGCGCATGGCACGCAGCGTAGCAAGCGGCACATTGACCTGCGGGTTCGCAAGCATGGCAAACATATCGCCGTATCGGCCCTGCAGGCCAGCACGCACACCTGTTCTTGCCTCGTCCCCGATAATCCTACGCACAACATCTCCCGAGTTTGCGGTCGGCAGCAGCATTGGGTCGACGCTGCCATCCTGCCTTAGCAATGGCGGCATGCCCCGAAAAGCCTTTTCATAGAGCGCATCTAGGCGTGTACTGAAAGACGTGTCTTCAGCTGATGTTCTAACAACGCGATCAAGCTCGGCGTCGCTCAGATCCTCGAGGGTCGTGCGCGAGGTCATCCGCTGGAGCTGCGTGCGCGGCAAGCCGACCCCTCTGCCGCGCGAGGTCGACACTCTGCCGCCCGTTACCTGGTTCAGCACCGGCTGCCCGGCCGCTATGCGGCGCATCTGCTCTGCGCCACCGCCCTGCTGCCTTTGCACAGGGGCATTGGGGTTTATGCCAAGCTGGCGCACTGTGCCCGGCGCAAGATCCGTAAAGCTGCGATCCCTGAAGCGATCCAGACCGCCCTGCACTGCCACGCCTGCGGTTTCATGCGTTGCTGCCGGTGAGATGTCGTCCGCCAGCCGGCCGACCGCCGCTGCTGCATCGTGCATCGTCTCGTCGAGGTTATTGCGCAGCGGTGCACCGACAACAGGTGTTTCCGTCAGCTGCTTGCCAACAGCAGCAATTGGCCCCTGATTGTAGGCAGGCCCAAACGGCCTCACCTCTTGCTCGCGAAATGCTAAATCGTCGGCCACGGCCGCATCTGCGCGCTGTCGCGCAATCGTGCGCCCTGTCTGTGTGCCGATTGGCTGAGGCTGTGGCCGAAGGAGGCTCATGCCGAGGGCAGGAATGATGCCAGTCCCAAGGCCTGCCATAGCCTGCACCCACGCTGGAGCCCCAGCATCCTTGGCAGCCTCTGCACCAATGGCAGATGTGGCTGCAGAGGCCGTATCCGTCGCCGCCGTCGTGACAGGTGCCGCACGAAAGGCCTGCAGCGCGTCCTGCCCCACCCGGCCCAATGTTGTTCTCGCTGCCGGACCCGCCGCCTGCAGCGCCTTGCCTGCCATCCCAAGCATCGGAATAGCGGACACACCGACCGATTCGCCGGCTTTGTGTGCATAGCGGCCGGCCGTCGTGCGCGGCTCGACACGCTCCCCCCAAATCTGTTCCGAGGGCGGCTGCAAGTAGCCAGGCCACCGAAACCGATCCCCCTCGCCTGGCGCAACGGTGTTGACCGCTGCAGCCACGGCCTCGCCGGGCAACGAAAACATCCAATCGGCGCCGCGATAGAGCCCACGGAGGCCCTGGTCTGCTACGTCAAAGGCAGTTTCGGCTGCTGTGATCGGCCCCGACGCATCTAGCGGCTGTGGTTGCTGTTGCGGCATGCGAAACGCAGCCCAGGGATCAGGGCCAGGGTCCATACTTGCAACGTCATCTTGTACGCGGAATGCAGCCCAGGGATCGTGCGGCTCAGCCATTCGGCACCCTTCCCGTAGATCCATCCGGCAGTCTGATAAACGTCCCCGGCGGCAACCTTTTCGCCTCGTCTGGGGAGGTCACTGGCACGGCTGTTTCTGGCGACGCGCCGGAGGCTGTCGCTTCAGCAGGTGGAGGCTGAGCTGCCGGGGCCCCAGTGATGCCGTAGGCTTGGTAAACCGCCTCGGGGTCGTAGCCTGATGCTATCAGCGCTGCAGCCTTTTTCTTCATGGCGGATTCAATGGCCGCCCTTTGCTTGGCCAGGTTCTGCCTGACCATGACGGGGTCCATGTTGGGCTGAATATCAGCCTTCTCGAACTGTTCAGCCTCCTGGGCGGTCAAGGCGGCGCCGAACAGATCATTGCGCACGAGGTTTTTGTATCTGTCGTAGCCCTGCCACCAGCCCGCCGCCTCCGACGATGCCGGAGACCAGAGCCCCCGGCGCCGCGCATTCATGGCAAGGTCGCCCCCCACTGTGTAGCCGGCATATTCATCCTTGAACGTCCGCGCTTGGCCGTCCACTGTCTCGAGGCGCCCGCCCTCCTCGCTGAGCTTGGTCACGTCCGTCACCGAGAACGACCGTGGCTTTCTGGGCGCCGGCATATTTCCGGTCAGGACATAATGCCGATATTCCAGGCCGTTTGGATCGAGGCCGATTTGCTCGGCAAATTGCGCCCGTTCACGTAGCATCGCAACGCGCTGCTTTTGGGACAAAACCGACTTCAGCTCAGCCACCTGCTGTGCCTTATCCACCTCCACCGGCACGAGATCGCGCTGGCGCTGCAGGGCCGCCGCGTTGTTGAACTCAGCCAGCTCCTTCTGGCGCTGCAGGGCCGCCGCGTTGTTGAACTCAGCCAGCTCCTTCTGGCGCTGCAGGGCCGCCGCGTTGTTGAACTCAGCCAATTTCTTCTGGCGCGCGAAGGCAGCCTCATCACGGCTGGTCTGCCACTTGCGATTGCCCTGCGTCTGCCGGTCCTGCACGACAAGGCCCATGCCCTGCTCGTCCATACCCGGCACGCCCGAGCCCATCAGGATGCGCGCCATGCTGGGCGTGTCTGGGGCCTCGAGAGCCTGCGCCATCGTGGTCGAGCGGTAGTCCCGGTTGCGGTTCTCAGCAGAGTTGGCATCGCCGGCAAGGAGGCCATAGCCAAGGCCAGAGAGCACATACTCGAGGCCCGAGAACTTGCCACCACTGTTGGGTGCGTTCCAATAGTCGCGCGACAGCTGGCGGCTTTGGTTGATGTTGTTCTGCGGAATGAAACGCAATGCCACATCAGCCTCCGGGTGTGTACATGGTGTGAGGCGCCCACGACGAGCCGTAGCCAGCAGGCGGCTGATTGAACATATTGGCCGCCACGTTCATGCCGGTCCCGAGCAGGGTCGGTGCCGCAAGGGCTGTAGACGCGCCAAGGCCACCGAGAAGGCCTGCACTGAGGCCGCCAGTAAGGGGCGCAGCAAGCAGGCCGACACCCATCTTGATCGCGTTTCCGATGCCGGCGTTGTGCTGCTGCGCTGCCTGCTGCTTAGCCTGGAACTCCCGGTCGTAGGCACCCATCGCATCGACCGGCGCCTGCAAGGCCGTGCCGCCGAACTGCGGCGCGAGCGACTGCATGCTGCCGAGCAACCCGAGGTTCTGGCCAATATCGGCCGCGCCCTGGTTGCGCTGCATCAGCTCGTTGCCGATCAGGCGCTGCTCCTCGCTAGGAGTTGCCAGCGTGGCGCGCGAGGACAAATCGACTAGCGCCCGGTTCTGGCTGTCTGCCAAATTGCTGGTTGCATCGCTCCACGCCTCTGATCCGATCGGCAGGCCCCGGTTCAGCAGGTTCGTCTGCATGTTGCGCGACTGCTGCTCGAACTGCGGGCGCATGTACGTCATGCCCTGGTCAAACAACGCTTGCCCGACGGGAACGCCGCCGCCCTGGTTCTGGATGGCGCCGGCCGTCGTGAACTGTTGCTGTGGCAGGAACCCGGTGTAGCCGGCCGTCGTCCCGAGGACGTCGCTTGCAGCTCCACCCAGAAGCGGGTTCAACTCCTGCGTCTGACCAACGACGTTGCCTTTGTCGTCGAGGTTCGCGGTGACCGAGCCAAACGTGTTTGTCTGCTGACCAGCCAGCGCATTGGCCTTTTGCGTTGCCTGGTTTGCGCTTGTTTCCGCGGCGATTAGCTTCGCTGCGTCACGCTCTGGCGCTTTCTTCTTGCCCAACTCGCCCTCCCTGTCTCACCCGTGCAGACGGAGCCAGCCAGCGGCATTCGCTGCGGAGCATCCCATAGATATCAAGATCGTCGCCCTCGCCGCCCGCCTGCCGCAGCGTGCCCTCGCGCACGAAGCCCAACCGCTCGACAACGCTGCGCGCCGGCTCATTGTCCTCCGGCACCAACGTCGTCACGCGGTTGCAGCCCAACTGCTCGAACGGGTATGCAAAGATCTGCTTGATGTGCCGCCTGCTGAGCCAGCCGGTATCACCTGCCCAATGCGCCTCGATGTTGCGGCCCTGGTGGTGGATGAACAGCACCGCGCCAATCAGCTCCTTGTGCCGGACGCATGCCATGATCTCGTAGTCGTAGGTGTGGACCATCTCCGTGGCTCTCATACCTAACCGGGCCGCCAGCCAGTCGGTGACAACCGCCTTGTGGTCCGGCTTGGTGACGAGGTGCATCATCGGATAGAGCCCGGCTTCATGAGGACGTCGGTGGCAAACCACTCGAGGTCACGCGACTGCGCCGTGACTTGAAACCGCACGCTGACAGATTGCCCCTCACCATCGATCGTGAACCAGCGCCGGTCAGCCCGCGCCTGCGCACCCCATGGGCTCCCCCATGCGCTGCCCCAGGGCGTGTCCGTCTCGTCCGTCGAGATGGCAACAGATTCGCCAATGCGCGAGCGCAGGATGTAGTTTGTGTCAACGCCGACCTGCCCTGAGACGCCGCCAGCCGTGCGCACGGTCGGTCGAATTGCCGTGAACAGATTGGTCAGCCCAGCGCCCTGCGGCACCACGAAAGCACCGCTGCTGCGCGCCGTGATGGCCGAGCCCTCGTCATCTTCGGCTCCAGTCAGCATCACCCGGCCGTTGCCGGTGCCGAGGTAGAGCTGATCGTTGAATGAGCACAGCCGCGCACCGGGCCAGCCGGTGAAGGTGCTCCACGTGTTGGATCGCGTGTTGAGGACGTACTGCGCCCAAAGCGCGCCAGACACTTGCGGCACCGTCACATAGACCGTGCCCAAGTGCAGAGCACCGTGCCAGCCTGCAGTGCCGCCGTGCCGCGCGGCCTCCGTGACGACACCCGGCGCGATCTTGCCCCACGGATTAATCCTCGCCAAATCAAGCGCAACGCCGCCAATGGCTACCGAGACAGGCAGGATGCCCAGCCGCGTCAACACCAGCAGCTCGCCGCCGACCTTGAACAAACACTGCCGCCCGATCGGAACCGCGCCGTCGAACTTGCCAATTAGCGTAAACGTGCTCGAGACGTCGCCCTGATAGATCAGCAGCTGCCCTGTGGACATGACAAAGACTGTCATGTCATCCGCGCCATCGCCGGCATCGCGCGACCATGAGCCGATGGCCACGCAGATGCCGCCCTCAGCGATCTGGCTGAGCTGGAACTTCGTGAGGGCGCCAGTGATGCCGCCCGCCGATCCATACCAGACGTCTGCGCTGCCGTTCTCGCAGAACCACACGCGGTTGCGCACGACACCCACGTTGACCAGGTTTGCAATGGTCAAGCCGCTGCCGGACCATGCCGTCGCACTGATCGATGATCCGTCGAAGTCCTGCGGCGCGTCCGTGCCGTTGACCATCAGCAGGCGGTTGTTATAGAGCGCCGTCTGCCAGCGGTTGGCCGTGAAGCCCGAGGCCAACGATGTGGCTGTGCCTGCCGTGGTCACGTCGTAGATCGCGCCGCCGCCAGCTGCCAGCATCTTCTGTGCTGTCAATCCGACAAACGCCGCCAGGGTCTGCACCTCGCCACTGCCAACGCCTGTCGCATGTTCGGCATAGCCATCCCGCAGCCCCAGGTTGCCCTCGCGCGCGGTCCAATTGTTGAGAACACGTGCCTCATTGGGCTGCAGTGCCGTGATATCGTCGCGCAAGTTGAGGCCAGCGTAGGCAGCCGGCAACGTGCGCATCAGGCCCTGCTGGAACTGCGTGGGCTTGTGCCGGAATATGCCGGGGTTGCGCCGCAGCAGCAGTGCCACTTATCGGCCGCCCTGCTGCAGCATCTGTGCCATTGACGGTCCACCCATCGACGGTCCACCCATCGACGGTCCCGGCTGCGGGCCTGCCGGCATCTGCCCGGCACTACCTTGCAGGATGCTGAGGGCCGCCATGCTCAGCGCCTGCGCGCCTCCAGGCATGGCCAAGACCATGCTGATGGGATCGGTGCCGACGCCAGCCTCGGCCGGTTGCGGCTGTGGGCCCGGCGGCTGAGCCATGGATGGGTCCATAAACATCTCGTTCATCAGGCTCCAAATCCTCTGTCTGGTATGTTGTCGACAACGATCCTTGGCGGGCCAAGATTGATCTTGCCCTTGCTGCCGCCGTCCGCCAGCACCTGCTCGAGCATCGCTTCATATTCGCGATACTCAGGCTCGTAGGGCATGCCCTTGGCCTGCAGCAGCCGCCACTTCAGGGCGAGTGTCAGCAGATCCTCGTCAATCAGCGACGTGTCGGCATCGGCCGACCACTCGCGCACGGCCGTGCTGTCGGACTGCCGTGTGATCCAGTTGAGGCTGTAGTACTCGTAGTACAGCGTCTCGCCATCAACCGTGGGCGTGGGGTGGATGTAGATCTGCCCAGCCTGCTCACGCCACCAGCGGTCGATCGTGGCCCCGGCCGTGATATCCGATTTTAGCCACGACCACTGCGCCGACGATGTTGGGCCGAGCAGCTGGCGCTGGTTGGTCTGGTCCCAATGCGACATGGGCGCGTGCGCGCGGAAGTCTGTGGGCAGATCGTAATTGGCCTGATCGGCTACCGTTGTGATCGTTGCCGTGTTGAGCAGCGCCGTGAACCTGTGCTGCCGCTCGAGCGTGTTGCCGGTGCGCTGCACCAGCGCCACGGCCTGGCGTGCCGTCAGGTTGGCGTTGCCAACGAAGTTCGATGGGATCTCGAACGACCCCACCTCCTCCATGGCTGCCGTGCAGATGCTGGCGATGGTCATTGCGGGCTCGCAAACCGGCCGTCAGGACTACGGAAGCCAGTCGGGCTTGATCGGTCCTTGATGGCCCGCAGCTGGTCGGCCTGCGTGCGGCCATTGGTGCGCTCGCCAGCCCGCCCGCGCATGTCCATCAAAGCTGCCTCGATCGCGGCCGGCTCGGCATCGCTGACGAAGCCCTGCACGTCGCGGGCCGTGATGTCCTCGATGCGCTTACCCGACACCATCAGGCCGCTCACACGGCTCTCCAGCGCCTCGGACTGCGAGGGTGTCAGGGCTGCGGCGGCTGCTGCTCCACCGGCTGCGGCGCCAGTGAGGCCCAAGGTCCTGTTGCCCTTGTAAGATCGCTTCGCCTTCTTCACAGCAGTTGGCGTGATTGCCTTTCCCTTGGCCTCCAGCTCCGTTGTCAGGTAGTCATCCATCGCTGTTTTTCGGCCAGCAATCTGCGCCGTGTCGACCGGGTTTCCTCCACGCACCTTCTGAAGATTCTGCTGTATCCTTGGCACGCTAATTGCCCGAGGATCTTGCCCTTGCCGAACAGCATCCGCCAGCATATCTCTAGTGGCCTGACTGTCCTTATCTGTGTAATTTCTAGCCCCAGGAGGTAGCTGTGCCTGACCCCGTTGACCTTGTCCGCCTGCCACCCCTTGACGGCCTTGCATACCAGCCTGACGAGGAGGAGCTATGGGTTCCCCACGACGTGGTGGCTGACCTGTGGCGCCAAAAAGTGATCGCAACCTTGCCAAAGCTCCCGGATTGGATGCTGGAGCAGGAGGAGCGATAGGGTTGAGCGCCTCAAAGCGCTGAACGCCTCGCCGCACTCCCTCGATTGCGCTCAAATTGGCTCCGTTCTGCAATTCGCTGGCAACAGTAGGCCGCGGCAGCTTTGTGGCGGCTGCGCCGTACCCCGCGCCAGCCGTGCCCAACCCAATAGCGAAGGCCATTGCTGTTTTGTAGTCGCCGTCAAGCTCCAGAAAACGGCGATAGTAAATATCGGCATTCACGCCGCCCTTTTCTATTTCTTCAGTATACTTTCTCAGGGCCTCGTCGCGTTCAGAGGCAAGAAAGGCCGCTTTTGCACCAGAGGCGGTAGAAAGTGCGGCATCCACCCCCAGAATCGGGGCTGCGTCGGCCAGCTTGTCCTTCCAGGTGTCTGGCTCCTTTAGCCACGGTCCGGCGTCTGGGTTGTCAAGCACCGACTCCTTGCCCATTACCGAGGCGGCAGCAGTCGGCGCGCCCCCTCGCACACCAACAGTGGTCGCTATGGGGTCCTGGCCGAAGTCTACATGATCTCTCTCCGCCGCCCCGATTTGGTCCACAACCCGCGCCTTTCTCTTAGACGCACGGCTTTTGATTGCGTGAATTACACCGGCCCCGCCGACTCCGGTTAGCAGCCCCCCCAGAGCCGCCGCTGGCAGCCCCCAGCGACCAAGGCTGAACTCGTCGCCAATGACTTCCTGCTCGATGCGCTTGCGTCGCTCGATCTCACGCTGCCTCGCCGCCTCAAGTGCCTGCCGCTCTTTTTCCTTGAGGCCAAGCTTGGCCTCTCCAACCTTCACCTCGTCCATGCCCGAAGGGCGCGCCTTCATCAAGGCTTGAATCAGCTTGTCATAATTGTTCGCAGCCTTTGTTAATGACTGCGACTGGATTGCCCCGTCTATATCGCCGTCATATGAGCCCTGTTCCTTAAGGTACTGCTGGAACGCCCTGACCTGGTTCGGATTGTTCCGGTCAAGCGGCGACTCGCCGTATGTCCACGTCGGATCTGCCATCACCTGCGCTCCAATTGACTGTCGATCTGCTGCAGCCTGCGCTCGCTGTCAGCAAGCTCCTGCCACCGGCCATCCCAGGCCCGTTCGCTATCGTTCGCCGGCGCGTTGTTCGCGTCGCTCCACAGCATGGCTCCGGCGGCGCCCAGCACCTTGGGCACATACCCGGCCGCCTGCAGCACCTTTGCCAGCCCGCCGTATGGCAGGAGCGACCCCGCCATAGCAGCATACGGATTGTTCGCAACAGCCCGGTTGGCATCCTCGGCCATTCCGCTCGGCAGCAGCCCGAACATATTGAGCGTCTGCCCGGCGCCACCCAGAGCACCTTCACCAACGCCCTGTGCCCACTGCCCCAACGTCTCGCCCCGGTGGTACGAGGCCGAGTGGCCCAGAGACATGTAGTTGAGGATCTCGCGACCCAGGTCGCTCCCCTGGTCGTAGAGCGACGTGTTCGCAGCATGGCTCATGCCCGGTGCTGGCGCAGGCGCAGTGAGCTGCTCCGGCCGCGCCGTCATCAGGTAGCGCGCCAGGGTCAGCCGCTCGACCTCATCGTCCATGGACTACTCCACGACCGGGCAGGCGTTGTTCACGGTGACGTTGCCGCCGCCGTCGTTGGTCAGCACGCGGCCAGCCCACGTCAGGCCCGCCTTGTCGCCGCTGGTCACAGTGATCTGCACGTTCTTACCAACCGGCAACTCCGTGCCACTGTAGGAACTCAGAGCCGCCGAGCCGCCTGTGGCACTACCTGTGCCAATTAGAATGCCGTGCTTGTAGACCGAAACATTGACCGCCATCGTTTACCTCAGGTTCTCTCGAGCCACGCCTTGGCCTGCTTGCGCCACTTCCCGACCTCGCGGCCCATGTTCTGCACGGCCTGATCCGACAGCCCGGCGATCTGTTCGATAGTCTGCACGCCCTGGCGCTCCAGCCACTCCATGGCGGATCGCGGCAAAAAATCGGCTTTGCTGAGCGGCGTTCCTTTGACCGTGCGTGCAATCACTTCCGGCTCTGGCGCTGCAGCCACCGCCGATGCCTGAGCCGCGGCGTTCTTCATCGCCTCATAGGCCTCCCACGCACCTGGGAAGCGGCTTTTCAGCTCAGACGCATTGAACGGCTTGACCACCTGCACCGACACATCGTGCGAGCCCACCACCTTGCTTTGCAGCGCGGGGATAAGCTTGTAGACCGAGCGTCCGGCCTTTTCGCTAGCCTTTGGGTCGACCGTCTCCACATCAACAAAGCGGCCCATCACCTGGGCGTTACTGGCCGAGGCCGGGAACCAGTGCTCTTGCATTGTCAGTGCTCCGTCAAAAAGTCGCCGCCACCCAGATAGGTGACGCGCGCGAAGTGCTGCCCTAGCCGCTCCCGCCACCACTCCGGCGGCTGTACGGTTAAGTGCAGCGGCTTGCCAATCGTCGTGCCAAATGCGTCCGGGTCACTCGAGATATGCCAGTAGCAGGCCCGCCGAACATGCTGTGAAACCTCAGAAAGAACAGCCTCGACGCGGCCGGGCGGGATGTGCTCCATCACGTCACAGCACACGCCATAGTCCGCCGCCTGCACGCCAGCCAGATCCCACAGCGGCGCGACATAGAGCGGCACAGCAACACCGTCATCAAGGCAGTTGGCGGCAATGTCGATGCCACGCACATCAAGCCCGCGCTGCTGAAGCGCATGCGCCAGACGGCCGGTGCCGACGCCGAAGTCGAGCAACGATGCGCCGGCAGATGGCGCGAGCCGCGTTGCGATCGCCTCGCAGCGGCGCTCGCCTGGCGAGTTGCTGCGGTATGGCGCATGCCGCCACATGGTCTGGTACTTCAAGCGCTCCGCGCCCGTCTCGTTTGCGTCGGTTCCGTCGATCGCGCGCAGCGTATCCTGCAGCAGGCCATCGCCCACCACCTCGATCGCTACCGGGTCGATATCGGGCTGCTGGAACCGGTGGCGCATGGCCAGGAAGTCCGACACCTGCGCCACGAAATTCATGCGGGTGCGTCGGCCATTGACGTCAATGTGCACCTTAGCATCGGCCCGATCTGGGTAGGCGTGCGTTGCGCCGGCCCGGAAGCTACTATCGAGGCCGTGAAACACAAAGGCTCGAAAGCCCAGAGCATAGCCCAGATTGAGCCAGCGCGTGCCCATCGTGGAGCCGCCGCCGAGCATGAACCACGTCTCGGGCTGGTGCTCCTGCAGCAGATCCTCTAGGCCTGGCAAGCCAGAGGGATGCCACAGCGTGACGTGGCAGTCCTTGAGCTTTTCGAACACGTCGGGATGGCACGTAGAGGCCACGTAGTAGCGCACGCGACGGTCTGCCACGACCACATCAGCCATGTGCTGGCCAGGGTCAAGGACGCCGCATGCGTTGGGTAGGATGCCCTGCTCAAGCAGATAGCCCAGAGAGCCATTGACCGCAGCCACATAGCCCTGGAACGCGCCCATTGTATCGGCCAGAGACGGCCCGCCAGCTGCCACCTCGAGGCGGTGCCCATGCGGCTTGCACGGGCGAAGCTCCGGCAGCCCCAGCTCGAGTGCGAGGCGAGCGTGGCCCAATTGGTCCACTGCTGGGACTGCCGGGGTAAGCTCCAGCCGAGGCCACTGCCCCGGCTGGAAGTCGTAGCGTGTCATCACGGGAAGACGTCACCCACGAACGGCCGCGCGATCTCGAACTCGGCCTGCAGCGTGTCGATAGCCGACGCACCCTTGGCATTGACGACCAAGTCACCCGCAACCGAGGCATCGTCGATGCTGCCAGCCGTGGCCGTGGCATAGACCTTGCCGTTGTCGGCAAACCCAGTCAGGCAGTTGCCGATGGCCTTGCCGGAGATCTGCACCCAGCCGAAGTCGGTGGCTGCATCCAGGGTCGCCATCATGACGCCAACCGGGCCGATCGCGTCGGCCGCCAGAAGCGAGCACGAGCCATCATCCATGTTAACCGTGACCCAGGCGCCCGTTGCGCCAGAAGTTACGCCCTTAACATACATGAACTCACCCGCCCCGTAGGCCGTCGTGCCAGAGTCCATGGCCCTCACGATCGTTCCGAGAGGGTGGTTTTGGGTCGTAGACACCTCATCGATCGGCTGTGCACCGACCATCGACGCATCCACGATGCGCCAGGTTCCTGCCGTTAGTGCCATGTTGTGGTCTCCTTACGCGACGATGACGCCCTGCAGCGAGGCGTTGCTGATGGTCATGTTGCCGGCCCAATACAGCGGCACCACGGTGGCGTCCTGGTTGACGCTGGACTTGCGATCGAGCGTCACGAAGTTGCGTCGCGCATGCGGACGGAAGTGGATGTAGTCGGTGTTGAGCAGGTACATCCGGGTCGCAGCGCAGTTCTCGTCATAAACGACGACGGCGCCCTTGTACTTGTACCCCTTGAAGCCGCCGGCAGCTTCGGTTTCGCTCATGAACCGCTGCTGCTGCTGCAACGACTCCTCGTAGTAGGTGAAATACGTCTCACCCGCCACGATCAGGTCCGGCACGTCCTTGCCGCGCGTGCAGCGCAGATACGTGCGGTTCATCGCGTGCCCGATAGTCGATGCGCTGGCCGTCACGCTCTCCGTCGAGAAGTCATAGAACTGGTTGCGATACCAAGCGTTCGTCGACCGATCGATGCCGCCGACAGTGCCACTCGTCGGGAGGTCCGCCACGAGGTGCTGCAGGCCGCCGATAGCCTTCCCGCTGTGCTCCGTGTTCGCATAGAACAGCGAGGCGCCGATCTGGTTCTGCATGGTCTTTTCGGCAACGGTGATGCGCGCCTTGACCAGGTTGTGCACCGCCTGGCTGCCGTCGTTCTGCAGATCCTCGAGGCCCGACATGGTGACGTTGCAGTTGGCCTGCTTCCAGTCGAACGAAGCAGACGTCATCACGTCGCTGCCGGAGACATCCAGCGTCTCGTAGCCCGAGTACCACTTAAACGTGCCGTTCTCGTCGTACATCAAGTTTTCGAGCAGCTTGGCGCCGCCGCCAGCCGTGTCGGTGTTGCCGTTCGCCTTCAGCTTGGCCAACAACGCGTTGTGGTTCAGCACGTTGTCGGACAGCTTGGAGCGGTAGTTATCGAGGGTGGTGGAGATGATCTCCGTGTAGGAAGTGTTGGGAATAGCCATTTACCTTGCCCTTGCTGGACTAGGCGGCTCCATGCTGGCGCATTGCGAGCGAGATAGCATCATCCAGCCCACCCACTGCCGGCCGAGCAGAGACAGCGCCATTCGATGGCCGCGGTCCCGATGCCCGCCTCGCCTTGGCCGCCTCGTCCTTGCGCCGCTGCTCGTCCATCCGTCGCGTGACTTCCGAATCGATCAGCGGCCGCGACAGCTCCGGGTCGGCACGGACAGCCATTTCATAGGCCGCCTGCATCTTCTGGAAGCTGTCCGGCAGCCCGGCCAAGCGTGGGTGCGTCTCCATCAGGGCGCCCATGGCCCGCTGCACCTGCTCGAAGTGTGGGAACATGAGCGTCCCATCATCCGTCTGTGCGCCGCGGAATTGGTCGATAGCCTGATGGATCGACGTGATGTGCTGGTGATGTTGGTTCTGCGCCCACTGCTGACGTTCCCGCAGTTGCTGGTCACGCCAAGCAGATAGCTCGCCAACTTGTTGCCGCAGTTGCTTGACCTCCGGGTCCACGAGCAGATCAGCCAAATCATCGTTTGGCCCCCTCTGCTGCGTCTCGCCGGCTGTCGGCTGCTGCTGTGCAAAGACTGCCGGGTTCTGGGACACAAACCAGTCAACAAACGCCTTGGGGTCGCGCTCTGCCGCGCGGTGCAGCGTCACGAGATGGTTAATGAAGCCAACCTCGTTCGTGCCCGCGCGCTGAATTTGCGACCGCAGATCGTCATCAAACAGGTCAATCACCGACTCCGCGAAGTTCACGTAGCCGCCGACCTCCTGCATCTTCCTGGTGTATCCGCCCTGCAGATCCTTCGCGAGTTTGCGGACGATGCCGCGCCCTTCCTCCGGCAGCTTCTGGAATGCCTTTCTGTGCTCCTCGGGCCAATGCTTCGGCGCCTCGTCCTCGGCTTGTCCGTCGCTGGGTTTGTCGTCAGCATCGGATGCCGTGGCTTCTGGTGCGTCGTCATCGCCGTCAGTCGCAATGTCGGCTTGTTCCTCTGTGTCCGTCTCGGGCTTGGTGTCTGCGCTGCTGTCAGATGTTGCCGTATCGTCGGTCCCGCCAGCCTGCAGCGCCTTGGCAATGGCAGAATCGAGCGACTCGTCTTCGGACTTGGCCGCATTGTCCACAATGGGACCGCTGTCGCCGTCAGTCTTCAGATCCATTTGAATGTGACTCCGGGTTGTGGCTCCCTGCTGGGTGCCGTTCGCGCCTTCTCCTGGGCGATCAATTCGCCCCGCTTGAAGTCGCCGGCCTGCCGTACGCCGTGCTTGCGCTCATGCGCGCGAAGCTGGCTGCGGCTGGTGATGTGCTCGCCATCGATCGGGCTGGTGAAACCGCCGCCGTAGACGCTATCGAGGTCTGGCATAAAAAAAGGCCCGCCAGATTGTGCGGGCCTGTCTCTTGTGACCTCGACCAGCTTGCGAGTGGTCGGGTCCAGACGATATGTGCGTTTCATGGCGTCAGATCCACCGTATCCAATGCTGACCAGTTGTTGTAGCCGAGTGCCTCGGCATAGGCCTGCTGTGCTTCGGGCAGGCTGGTGTAGCTGGCGCTCATCACCTGGTTGATAAAGTCCAGCATGCGGCCATTGAACGGGCCGGCGTCGATGCCCTGGTCATCGAACAGCGCATGCCAATCGCCCTCCCATGTCAGCTCCGTGCTGGTCAGGGCACGCACGGCAGCCTGCATGCGGGAATGGTTGCTCACGAGTAGTAGTTCTCCAGGGCCTCAACCACCTTGGCCTCGACGTCATGCGCAAACAGCTCGCCCGTCACAGCCTCGATGCCCGATACCATGATCGTCAGCGGCGGCAGGCGCATGGTCAGCGCATCAGCCTGAGCCGGTCGAAACCGGAACCCAATTGCGTCCATGGTCGGATCATCGACAATGCCAGCCGGGGCAAAGCCTGCCTTGGCCAGCCTGATCTCGAGCGCCTGTTGCACCTCTGTGATGGTCATCCCGACTGTGCCCCTGTCTTGACCTGCAGCACCGGGTCTACGGCCTGCTCCCATGCCGAGCATACGGACAGATCCTGCGTCATGACCACGGCATCGTTGCCAGCCGTTTGGCACCGGCCCAGGTTCTGCAGGCCCACAGGCGGGCAAAACCAATGCTGGCAATTCTTGCACTTGGGCGTGTCGCTGGCCTTGCGCAGCTCGAGGTCGATTGTGGTCATTGCTGTTCCTCGCCTGCCTCCAACGCCGCCATTGCCAGCCGCAGCACATGCGGTCGATCTACGGCTCTGCCGATCTCCCAGCCTTGATATGTTCTGAGCGGCACATCAAGCAGTCGTGCGGCCGCCGCCTGGGTTATTTTCAAGCGGCGGCGCCATGCTTTCAGATCGTTTGCCAATGCGTCCACGTCAGAGCACCGCCGAAACGCTAAAATAAGCCGCTTCTGGCCTGTGCCAGCCTTCAGTCGCCGCTGCGTGCCCTATGCTCTCTAGGGTGCTCAAGAATTTCGGCTGATCGTCAGAGCATTCGTTCGCCACCCAATCCCACGCAATGTGATGGTTGGCCGCCACCTCCGCCTCGCTCATGCCAAGCAGATAGTCACGGATAGCGTCCACGCCGCGATCGCGATCTTCTTCTGCATCAAACGGCACAAACCCACCCGCCTCGATAGCCCACTTTAGGACGCCAAACGACGTCGGAGTTTCAAGAATTGCTGTCATTCGCGTGCTCCCTTGCTGATGACATCAATATACGCTTGGGCGCGTAGCTTGTCAAGCAAAAGATCAGCTATTCAGTTTCTATTTCACCTTGACAAGGTGCGCGTTGGTGCGTATATATATAGTCGTCAGCAGCCGCCTCGATCTTGGACCGGGGCACTCTCATGGAGAGCACACATGAAGACCGTTACCGTTGAGATCGAAATCGACCGCGCCTCAGCCATTCTTGCTGGCAAGAGCAAGTACGGCTTGACCACTGTCGAGATCGACACGGGCCTGCTTACCGCAGACCAGCGCGATGAACTCGCTTACCTCAGCCGCTTCATCGGGGACGCAATTCGCCTCAAGAGCGCCGCTGGAAATGAGAAAGCTTTGTGTGTCTACACAGGCTACGGGCCCCAGATCAACTCGCACTACGTTGGCTACACGACGCCAATCGTGGACCCGACCGTCGAAGCCATCCAGACGGCGCTCGATCAACATCGCGCACGTCGTCTTGATGCCGGGGCCGCCTTGGCGGCCGCGCAAGCGGCTTACGAGGTAAAGTTGCGGGAGAAGGCCACGGCGTCGGCTGTTGCCTTTGTAAAGACCCCCCTGAAGGATCGAGTCGTATGGAGCGGCCGCCGGCCGAATGTCTACGAGAGCAGGGCACCGCAAATCGAGACCGTGCTCGATCCGTCCCTGCGAGAGGCGTTCGACGTCGCCGTCTCTGAGGCCAACGCCGAGGCCACACGCTTGAACGATGCCCACAAAGCCAGAAAGCAAATCGAGGCTTCTGCTAAGGCAAAAGCTGAAAAAGCTAAGCACTTGGCTCTTTCGACTTTCCTCGCAGACCATGGCACGCCAACCCAGCAGAAGCGGCGTGCTGCGAACCTCATGACGGACGATGAGATCCTCAGACTTGTCCGCGATCATGTGTTCGCCCCGCTCGACCACTTGGTGCGGTATGAGCGGATGAAGGCCTCCAACTTCGACGAACAGTATGTTGAATTTTCTTCAAATGATGCCGCGACCTGCTCCGACGAGCAGTTTGAGGCCATGGAGGCGATCGGAGCGCTGCTCCCCGAATCCACAGTGACGCTGCGCGAGCACGTTGCTGAGGTTCGGTCGCTGGACGAGACGCACGTTAAGCGCGGGTTCCTCGTCACTATGACATGGCACGGCTGGGTTCTCAGCCGGGAGTACGCGGCCGATTAAGGCTGGCACCATCGGGGCCGCCAGCAAACGTGGGCGGCCCCGATGGGCAATCACTCGTCATCCCTTGGCAACACAACCGGCACCCTGTTTGCTGCTAGAAGATTCGCGCTATCAACCTCGGCCGGATCAAACGCTGCCGAGGTTGACCGCAGCTGATTTGGGTTGCGGACGATAATCACCTGATGGCCACCAGAGCCGCCGGGTGTTGTGTAATTCATAAGCCGCACACTGTCATAACCCATATCCCAGGCATGAGCCAATGTCGCAGCAATCTCGTTATTCCGCTCTGTCCCGTCTAACGTCAGCCGAGCTTGCTTGTCTGAGCGATAGCGAAGTGGAAGAACTCTGGAATGCTCCAATGTCGCCCCTTGAGCGTCGCGAGCAAACTCGTCGGCTACTGCGGGATCGACCGCAACAGAAACTCCTTGAGCTCCAGCCCGAGAACCCGACCGACTGCCCCCATATTGTAGTTCGAAAGCCATAAAATCTTCTGGCGAATGAGTGCCGTGAAAAACGGTTTCCGGCCTCATCAATTGATCCGCTCGCTCCATTCTTGCTTTTGGGCTCATGTCGAGCGCTCGCCTACCCCCGCTTGCGCCGATGCTGCCCCGCGGCTTGGGCGCCGCAAGACCGCCAACAGTAGCGGCGCCGGCCGCATTAAACGCCTCCTCAATGGCCGCCGCGTCACTTGCCGACTGCCTGCCAGGCACATAGCCGCTCTGCAGGAACCGCTGCACACTCGGCACGCCTGTCATCTCGAGCAGCACCTGCCCGAGTGTTTGGCGGTTCCGCACCTTTTCGTCATCGCTTGGCAGCATGCTGCGCATGCGCTGCGCTGCCTCACGCTGGGACAGGATTGGCTTCACGCTCCCGCCAGACTTGAGCACCTGCGCGAGCGAGGGTTGGTCAGGCACGGCTGCCTCCCTGTGGCGGCTCCGGCCGGAAGGCCTCGGCCAGCCTCAGCTGCAGATCCACCTCATCGGCCTGCTGGTCACGCTGCATCTGAGCTACCTTGCCTGCCGCATCCAGCTCGTGCAGCTGCTGCTTGGCCTGGGCGTCGCGCTGTTTCAGACCCATGTCGATGACTTTGGCCTGCGTGTTGGCCTGCGCACCCTGCATCGCTGCCTGGGCCTTGGCCTTGATGGCCTCGGTCTCGGCCTTGATCTTTTCCGCCTTGGCCTCGGCCTCCGGGTCCGTCTGCTGCTGTGGCCCCTGCGCGGCGGCAGCCATGGCCGCCTCCTCCATCTGGTCGAACACGTCCTCAAGCGTCTCCTCGAGGCTGCGGCCAACCTTGAAGGCGCGCATGGCGAACGCGGTCAATTCGCGCGAGAACGGCACCAGCTTGGGCTGCTGCAGGGCGGCCGGCATGGCTACTTCCATCATCTGCATGATGGCCTGTACGAACTCAATGCGCTGCTTGCGCTCCTCAGCAGCATCGACCTCGGCCGTGACATCCGTCTCCACGTCGATCACATAGCCGCGGCGCTGGTCAGAGCGCAGGATGGCCTTGATCTCTTCCCATGGGGCCGACGACGCGATGGCCTTCAGCGCCTTGATCTGCTCGATATCCGGCGGCTTCTGCGGCGTGGGCTGCTGCGGCTGCATCCCCGGCCCGGCCTGCATGCCCCCTGTCATCGGCGGGCCGCCGTTGTGGCCCATCTGCGGCGGCTGCGTGAGCATCTGCAGCTGCTGCTTGGCCTGCTCGATCTCGGCCATCGTCGGCAGCTGCATGCCGGTCATGGCCGCCAGCTTCTCGCGCGTGAAGTGCTCGGCAATCAGCTCGGCCTTGATGCGGTAGCCGTCACGCAGAAACCGCTGCACGCGATCCTGGCGCTTGCTCAGCCGCATGGAACCAAATTGGCCCTTGATGCGCTGCGCCGTGGCTGTCTCATTGGGATTGGTGGCGCCCCGGATCACGTCCGAGATGCCCGTCACCTCGTAGATGCGCTGGATCGTGACCGCGGCCTTTTCATACAAGACGTTGATGGCCGCCACGATCGGCTGCAAATCCTCGGTCTGGAAAACAGCGGACAGGCCGCCCTTGTCCATCAGCGCTGCGAAGTTCCTGACGGGGATGAACTCGTTATCACCGGCCAGCATCAAGTTCTGCAGCTGGCTGTCCTGCCCGTCGATATCAGCCGCATAGACGCCGCGCCGCTTGCAGGCCTCGACCAAGTTGTAGAGGCGGCTGGCGATCTCATCCAGCTCGTTAGCCTGATCCTTGTACTGCAAGAACTCCGGACTGGGCGTCAGGCTGCTCGTGGTCTTGATGGCATAAAGCGGCTCCGGGCACGGAAAGAACCGCTCGAGCTTGTAAGGATCGTCATCGGGCGGCTGCAGCAGGTACTGGTAGCCCTCGGCCACATAGCAGCGCTGGCGCTTGGTTTTGTCCCAGACCTCCCACACACAGGCCCGCTTGAATGTGTCGTCGTCAGCATCCTTGTCCGTGTCGGGTGCGCCCTCGATGCGGGCGTTCAACGGCACATTGTCAGCATGCTGCGGGAAGTAGCGCTTGAGGTCGTCGCGCGTGTAGTGGTGCCGCCGCGCGACCCACCAAACGTCAGCCCACACACGGCCATAGCTGCAGCGGAAGTCCTTGAAGAACACGTAGTCCCAGCGCACCCGCTGGTCCGTGATCGTCTCGCCCATGACGGCGGTGGGCTCGTCCTCGGGCGAGGGCTGGTCATCCTCGACATCGGCCTCATAGACCGTCCAACACACGCCCCGCCCCGGCAGCAGCTCGTCCTCGATCGCAGCCTCGACAGCCAGATCGGCGTCGTAGCTGTCGTTGCAGTAGCTCAGCGCCCGCTCGAGCAGCATCGCGGTGGTGCGCGCTGCCTTGTCCTCCTGGCCGCGGTTGGCAAAGCGGCGGCGCACGTCCGGCTTGCCGATGCCCTGGAACAGCGCCGCCTTCAGCAGCTCCGTGTTGCTCCACAAGATGTTGACGCGCTGCGTGGCGACGCTATCAAGGCCACGCTCGTCCTTGTAGCGCGACAGCACCTTATCGGCCGCTGTGTGCCAGGCCTCGTCACGCTTGGCAGCCGCCGTCAGCTCGCCGAGCCAGAACTTGGCCTCGAGCGGCTTTTCGTCGGCCTGTGCGCGTGTTTCCTGGTCGGTGGCTGCCTCGCTCATATGTGCTTATTCCTGCCGGCCATCATCGCCCTGCGCCTGCGGCACAAAAGGAATCTGGCCGCGGTTTGCGGCGAGCAGGTTCGAGCTGTTGCGCTTGGCGGGGTCGAAGGCGGCACTCACCGACCTAATATCGCTTGGATCGAATACTACGGCGCTTCTACCACCAAACTCTGTGTCATCTAGACTTATGCCATGGTAACCACGTTTCCTTAGGCTCCTTTTCCAGCGATCAGCCGCCCCCTCGCCATTCTTATCTAACCTTCTGTCGAGAACATTCATCACATAATCAAGGCTTATTGGCTCTCCGCTTTCAAGCTCATCATAAAGGCCGCCCCGCACATATACTGGAATAGTCCGCCCGCCAGTGCCATCCATACCGGCCATGCGTGCCACTGCCTCCGGCTCCGACGTGAACCAATGGCCAAGATTGGCTGTTTCCGCTGCTGCGTCGCTGCTCGCGTTGCCGTGCGTGTTGCGACCCAAATATGCGTTATCGAAAGCGTCGAAATCGGAATCAGTCACGTGATACCAAACCGTGTCGGTATCAAACCCCATCTCCCGCGCCCGAGCCATTCTGGCCTCCTGACTCATGTCCAGGGTTGCGGGATGACGCGATCCGCCGGCAAAGAGCGTGTCCTTGGGCAGGCCCTTGGCCATCACACCGCGCGCGCCGACGGCATAGGTTGCGCCACCCAAGTCTAAAAGCCCCATAGCGATCTTGCCGACGTTCTCAGCCTCGCGCAGGCCTTGCTGTCCGGGCTGGTAGCCGCCCCCATAAAGGATGTCCTTCACGCCGCCATACAGCCCCTGCATGGACGACGCGAAGCCCTCGGCAAGGGGACGCGGATCGAGTGGCAAAAACGGCGCGATATTGCGATTGTACCAATCCTCCTGCGGCCGCTGCTGCAGCACGCTCGCCATGTCAGCTTGCTGCTGTTGCCGTGGCCCCATCAACTCCTGCGCAAGAGACGACACGTCACGCAACCCCTCTTCGGCTCATACGTGCGTGCCTCTTGTCATGCTCGGCCACCAGTTCATCCAGCGTAGGCATCCGCGTCTCCACCGGCTTTGGTGCTGGCTTTTCGATCGGCGGAAACAAGCCACTGTTGATTGCGAATTCACCAAAGGCATCGGCGCCGTGGCTGTTCTCGTCGTGCAGCGGCACGGTGTAGCTCTGCAATGCGTCGTTCCATTTGCGGCGGTAGCGCTTGAGCCGCTTAAGGCCCATCTGCACACGTGGCGTGTCGTTGAACCGTGTTACCGGCAGCAGCTGGCGCACGGCCTGGATGCGGTCGGACGGGTTGGCGGCTGCACCACGGTGGATGCCCACCATGCCCAACCGCTGCAGCGTCTCGATCCTGCTGCGCGCGCCCGAGCCCCACTCGCGCAACTTGACGTCGTGCGGCAGGTAGTGGCGATCATAGTTGTAGGGCGTCAGCCGACCCAGATCAGCCAGCGCCTGCACCTGCGTCCACTCTGCAAAGCGCTCCTCGCGCTCGGGTGGCCGAAACAGCTCAGGCAGTGCCGTGGCCATCACGTCCTCGGCCCCCTCACCTGTCGCCTCGTAGTAATCGATCACGGTCGCGGTGCGGCCATCGTCCTGCCAGAACCAGACGGCCGTGTGGTCGTCCACGCCGATGTCCCAGGACGTTTTGACCTTGCGCTTGGGCTCATGCGGGAAGAAGCCAATGCGGCCCTCGCGCTCTGCATGAGCCAGAAGGCGGGCATAGTACGCCCCCTCACTGATGATCTCGTAGCCACCGCCCCAGACATGCTCGGCAAGCTCTGGATCAGTCGCATAGTCGCGCTGCATCTCCTCGCGCAGCACTGCCGGGAACCAAGGGTTGTCGGAGTGATTGCACTCCACCACGATGGCATTGGCCGGCTTGTGGGGGCCACGTAGAAGCTCATCGACCGCGTCGTTGTCGTGCCGCGGGTTCCAAGCAAACCACAATTCGCTATTGTCTTTGCGGATCGTCGGCCGCAGCAGCCGCAGCGAGACAGCGCTCAGTGACTGCGCCTCCTCGACCCAGGCCCAATCGAAGTCCTCGAGCGACTTGATGTTCTCGGCGTTGTAGCTCTGCATGCCCCTGAAGATCATGTGGCTGCCGTTGCGGCCCCTGATCTCATCGCGAAGCACGTCAAAAAAGTCGCCCAGGCCCAATGCTTGGATCTTGTCCTCGATCAGCTGCTTGACCGAGTCCTTGATGCTGTTTTGCACCTCACGAATGGCCACGCCACGCGTCGGGCGGGAGTAGTTCGTGAGCACTGCCATCTGCGCAAAAAAGTGGCTCTTGCCGGAGCCGCGGCCGCCGTGCGCACCCTTGTAGCGAGCCGGCTGCAGCAGCGGGGCCAGCTTCTCGGGGACGGCGACCTGCATAGGTGTCAATCGTCGGTCCCTTTGGGCCGCACGATCACCCACTCGATGCGCTGCTCTTGCCTGATCGGGCCGCCATCCGGGCCACTCTGCTCCTGGGCAATCCTGTCGCCGTGATCATCGCGGAACATAGACTTGACCATCTGCGACCACAGCGGCGTGTTGAAATCGCGCGTCTTGTAGCTCTCGGCTGCCAATTCCTCGTGCCAGGCCTGGCTTAGCGTTGTGGCCCGTGAAAGAGCGTCTGAAAACTCTGGGTAATTCCCTTCCCAATCTTTGAGCGACTGCTTGCTGACGCCGATATGCGCGGCCATGCGGGCGCGGCTGTAGCCCTGCCTGCCAAGTTCGATCACCGTCTCGCAATACTCTGGGCGGTATCGCGTCGGGCGGCCCATAGGCCTGCCTTCCCCGCCTGCTCTCTCGTCGTTCTTCATGACCTCACACTTCGCGCTTTTGCTGCCTGCGCTTGTACCAGCGCCTCAGCAAGTCGGTCCCTGGCGAGCACTTAAGCCAAGCCTCGTATCCCGGAGGAGCCAGCGCCTTGATCTGGGCGCGGCTCAAGTGAGCCACAATGGCTGGCTTGGCCCCCTTCAGGATCGGCACCCACTTATCGGTAGCCGCCCTCGGTCCCTTGAATGTCAATCCGCCGTCTGGCGTCACAGCCAGTAAGATGCCGTCGGCACGCGCACCGGCGATAATGGCGGCCGGCGTCATAGCGTGCCCTCCACCACGTCCTTCCCCGCCTGCTCTTTCGCCGTTTTTCATAGCCTTACGCTTCCCGGCGCCACTGTCGGCTGTTGTACCAATACCGCAGCAGGTCCGTCCTCGGCGAACACTCCAGCCAGACCTCCGCAGCATCGCCAGCAAACGGCAGCTTGGCCTGCCTCATCTTCTCGACCTCGTCGGCAAGTGCTTGGCGGCACCGCTCCAGCGTGACGGGTTCCATGGCACCGCCAATGTATTCAGCGATGTCGTCAGCAATCACTTGCACCACGGGCAGCCACGCCCGCTTGGCCTTATCTGAGCCCGCGATCAACAGGCGCCCATCGTGATCAAGGGCAAAGACAATGCCGTCCAGGGCTGCCGCATCGATAATGTCCTGCGGGTAATCGGTCACGTCACCACCAGCGAGTAGGCCCACCCGGCAGCCAACATAGCCAGGAAGAACACGGCGGCAATCAGGATCGCACTTTGCATCGCGCTTGCTGCCCTGCGCCTCACTTTGTCAGCCAGTAGGCGCCGGCGATGTAGGCGAGGGCGATGTGATCCAGCCCCCCCCCGCAGCTGATGACTTGTTGTGCAATCATGGCTGTAGCCCCCGCAGACTGGCGTTTGCGATCCCTGCGCGCGGCCTACACGCGACGAACTCGCCGTGCTCGCTAAAATAGCTGACGCTGCCCTCAAGCTGACAGCGGATGAAGCTGTAGGTTATGACGTCGTAGTGCGGCGGCGCCGGCTCAGGCGCCCAGATGATTTGGGCTGCCCTGTAGGCGCCGATCATCCCCCCGAGCGCGGCCAGCGCCGCCGGCAACAGCCACGATCTATTGATGCTCATCACGGTCTCGCAGGTGCTGGCTCCAGCGCTCTCCATGAAGCCGCACGGTGTCTGTAAGGTTGTCGACACTGGCCAATGCCTTTGCCAGCTCGCGTATCAGGACCTCGCGTGGCAGCTGCTCGATCGGCCGGCCCCTGATGCGGCGACCTGTTGTCGTGGCTGTCGTCACGCGCCGTGCCCGCTTGGCCATCTGCCTGTGCTGCTGCTGGGATAGGCGGGGAGCCGGTGCGAAGTGTCTGGGGGGCACCGGCTCCCCTACTGTGCCGCCCGCGCATGCAGGGAGGCCCGTCGAGGAGGTGGACGGCACAGGTTGCGATCAGTTGAGCTTGAACGTGAGCCGTGCGCGGCCAACCGTCTCGGACTGGTCCACCTCAGCCGGAATGCCGCCGACGCTGAGAATTTCAGGCTCAAACCGATAGTGGATAACTTCCACACCCAGCGCGACGTTCGGCGCGACGTACAGCTCAGCACCAGCGCCGCCAGCAAGACCCAACAAATACTCGCTATCGGAGCCCAGGCCCTCGGTTGCTAGTTTGCTCTGCGTAATAGCCGGCCCAGCCGTAGCGTAGAGCAGTGCAGGCCCTGCCGTTACACCGACGCGGCCGCGCACCGAGACGAGCCAGTCGTTAGTGGCCTTGATCTGCACGCCCTGCTCGTCCGTGGAGCCGCGGATGTTGCGCAGCACGCCATCGGCCTCGAGGCCCAAATACATTCCGCTAGGCGTGATGACGCCGCCACCGATGACGATGCCGCCGAACAGCCCCTCGGCCGCCAAGTCGGTATCGGCAGACGACAACGCAGCCGTCGCATAGCCGCCCGTGGCGCCAACATAAACACCCTGGTGCGCGCTGGCTGCCCCCACCTTAACTTTCTCGTCCGCATGTGCGAAAGGCGTGGCGCAGGCATGCAGGCCCAGCGTCACCGCCGCGATTGCTGCGATGCTCTTCATGTTTAACCCCTTGAGATTGATCAGTAATTAGCCGCCACGACGTGGAATGACATGGCCGCCACGCCAACAATCAGCACCAGATCGGGCCACCACAGTCGAAGCGCGCCACTGGCTGTGCGGGCACCGATCAAGGTAGCCCAACCAGGGCGCGGCCGATGCGATCGGCGCCGGCCACCTGCCCGAAGACCGCGGCCCCGATCAGAACCAGCCCCAGCGCCACCTTGGCCGCCCGGATCGCCTGCTGCTGGCTGCCGAGCTGCTCCTGCGCTGCTGTCGCGAGGCCCACTGCCCACTCGAGCCGCTGACCGAACGACGACAGGCGCTGGTGGATCAGGCCGAACTCGTGATGGCTGTCCGCCACCGCTCGCGTATTGTTGTCGACTCGCTGCTCCAGCGTGTGCAGCCGCGAGATCGTCCGCTCGTCCGTCTGTTGCAGGTGTGCCGTTCGCTCTTGCAGCCTGGCCAGCTCCGCAGCGATTTGAGCCGGCTCCATCCGACGCAGCCCCCGCCCTTAGTAGCCGTGGCAGAGGACGCAGGCGTGGCCATGCCTTGCTGCTAACCTCCCCGTCCCTGACTAGCTCGCTTATTGACATCAACAGTGACAGCCTCCGAGGTGACGGCAGTCACCTCCACCACATCAGCGACCCGGTGACAGCCATGATGATCAGAACCCCAACGCCGCAGCCCATTACGGCCAGCTGAATGAGGGCGAATACCCCCAAGTGTAAAATCATTGCCCAGCCCCAAAAGAAAAGCGGCCCGAATCACTTCGGGCCGCCCATTTCTCGCCATCTAACAGATGTTTACAATGTGCGTTGCAACGGTGTCAACCGGGGTCGTAGTGCAAGTGCAGTTGCCAGCACGCCTCTTGCAGGATCACAAGGCCTGCCGCGATCGCTGGCACGCGGCTGGTGTAGGCCGTGCAGGCCCTGCCGATCTGCGCCAAGCCTACATCATCGGTCACCGACAGCATCAGGGCCGTGCGCATGGTCGGCGAAGACAGCGCTGCCAGGGCGCGATCCATGCGCATGCGGGCATCGAAGCGCCGGGACTCCAGCAGGTCACCCCCCTCCTCTTCGATGCGCTGGCTGATCGGCGTGCCGCCACCTGCCACGTCGCCGTAGCCCGCGATGCAGCGTGGCATGCGCGAGGCGATGGCGTGATCGCGCGCGAAGCGGGCATGCGCCGTGACGCTATCGCGCGGCAGCTTGCCATCGCGCTCCAGCGTCTCGACCAGCGACAGCAGCCTATAGGCCCGCCGTGTCGTGCGTTGATCAACTTGCGGCTTCTCGTAGGCCGGTGCGCGCGCCAGCCGCTCGAGCGTCGGTGTGATCGTGTCGTCCGCCATGATGTGCCCCTTTGCTCCGCTTGCGCCAAAACCGGCAGCCAATCGCGTGGCTGCGGCTGATGACTGAGCTTCTGCTGCGGCCCAACTGAGCCGCAACCATGCTTGCTGTCTCCCCCTTGAGCACCCCCTTTCTGAGAACCTCGTCTTCCGCCGGCGTCCAAGGTGGCCCTTTCCGCGCGCCTCGCAGTCCGAGCCGTGAGATGCGGTTTTCGACGGCTGACATCGATCTTCCGAGGCGGGCAGCCAGCCATGCCGCCGACCGCCTGCCGTGCTGCCGCCGCAGCAGGTCGTCCTGCTCCGCTGTCCACCAGCGGCTGCTCTCCCTGCCGTGGCCACAGCCCAGGCCGAGCTTGTGCGACCTGGCGCTGATGCCTTCCAACGTGCGATGCAGCGTTGCCCCAATCTCATCGATGGCGCGACCAGCAGCGCGCATTTGCCGAATCACCTCGTCCTCACACGGGGTGTACTTGGCCCGATGCATGGTTGGATCGCCTGGATGTCTCCGTCTCATCGCCGCGCGCCCTTTCTCAACGTCACGCCTATGCGCTTTGCCTTTCCGCACACGGCGGACCTTGTCCGCCCCAGCTGCTTGGCAATCGCCTCCGCCGTCAGGTGCCGCGCCTGCTGGCGCAGGGTGTCCATCTCCGCAGCCGTCCATTGGTCCTGGCGCTGCCATCTGATCCGCAGTCGCTGCATGCGATGCAGGATCGCTCTGGTCGTGCGGCCAGGCAGCACCTCCCGCATCAGCCTCACTGACACCTGCTCCTCCACGCACTGCCGCAGCAGCGCGTCCTCATCCTGCGTCCACCAGCAGTGCGGTGCCCCCGGCAGCGTGCCTGTCGCGCAGCGCAGTCGTCGCCAACGCTGCTGGATGCCGCGCTCCGTGCGCCTCAGCGCGAAGGCCGCGTCCGCCCGGCTATGGCCCGCCACGATGGCATCGATCAGGTACGCATCCTCGCAATCAGTCCAGCGCTCGCCGCGCATGATGTCATCTGTGTGCATATCAAAACGGCTCCCTTGGTCGGTGTAGCCACGGCAGCTGACTGCGGCGCTGGCGCTCCTCCATCGCTGGCCTGTCTGATGGCGGCAACGGCACCTGCCGGGGCACCGGCCGGTTGACCACAGACCGCACCGTCAGCTCGTGCAGCAGCTGCTGCATCCGGCGCTGCACCCGCGCCCGCTCGTCGTCGCTGACGGTAGAGACAGGCGGTGGTGGCGGGGCGGGCTCCTCGGCGCGCTGTGCCGCCCGCAGCAGCCCCTCCTCGCGGCGCAGCGCCTCGATCATTTCCGAAATGCGGGGGAACCAACGCTGCTCGCGAATGAGCCGCGTGGCAGCAGCATCCATCACCTCTGCAGGGTGGTCGCTGATCGCGCGGCGCACCTCCTCGAGGTAGGCCGCTGGATCGGTGACGCGGGGCTCGCCCAGAGCGTTGAGCAGGCGGCCGACGAAAAGCTCGTGCTCTTGCGTGCTCATCCCAGCCCTCCACCGTTCGCGGCGGCCAGTGCCGGTTGCTGCGATTTCCAGACCTCGTAAACCGACAACGGCCGCGGTTCTCCGCTACCGCCTCCGGCGGGTTTCCGACCGACGTCCTTCGACGCGAGCGTCGCGGCCGTCTTCGACCACCAAGGGAGAACCCGGACCACCGGGCGTCCTTCTGCTCGATGGTTCTGGAGCATCATCCACGCTTGTTGCACCGCCTCTTGGCCGTTGGTGACCAGCAGGCCCGACAACCACGTCTCGGCATGACTTCGATCGCAGCCCGGCATCGCCTTCAAAACGTCGGCAACCATCCGCTCCGCAGCTTCGTCTGGAACCCCGCTTTCGCGCGCAACCAAAAGAGAGTCCGTCTGTCTGTCGGACTCTCTTTCTTGACTCTTGGCTTTTGGTTGGTTTTTTGGCCCATTGAAATCGTTGTGTTTTTCGGAACATACCCCCCCTAGAACATGGGGGGTTTCTATGGGGGTGTCCTGGGGGGTGTTGTTCAAGACCCCCCCAGATACCCCCCCAGATACCCCTATGGTATCCTCCCGGGTGTTCCATCCCGGTGCCGGTGCAGCTTGCCGCGCGGGTGCCTCTTCAAAGCCGGCTTCGAACTCTCGGTGGGCGGCTTCGAGGAACCGCTCCTGGGCACGCCTGGAGATCCATCCGCCCGGGGTTCGGATGACGTGTCCAAGCCGCTCGAGCTGTCGTATGAGCTTACGGTACGCATTCGTGTGCATCCCAAGCTGCTTGGCCGCCATGCTGTCGTCAGCGGGCACCATGCGGCCGGTTTCAAAAAGGTAGGCGCAGACGCGAATGAGCATGCCTTCCTGCTCGACAGACAGTCCGATGGCGTCAGAGCGCCAATCTGAGGGGTAGAACCGGACGTATCTCATGCCGCCTGCCTTGACGCTGGGTCGTGTTTCGGATAGGTCTTCCATTGGTTGCTCCACGTTGGATTTGATGCTTGGCAGATCGTTTGGTCAGGCACCTCCTTTCTTCGTTCGGGTGGCTTCCTTGGTCGGGAATGAATTTGGGCCGGGCGGTGTTCGCACCTCCCGGCCCATTGTCGTTACGGACCACAGCACGAGCTGCTGCATCTCCGAATCCCAGATCAGGCAGATTTGATTGAGCGGGCGCACCGGCCTGATGATCTCGATCGCCCGCGAGCGAAACGGCAGCCGCCGGATCACGCCGCGCTGCTGCATGCAATTGAGCATCTTATGGATTGTTGATCGCCCCGTGACAGCCCGCTTGCCCAGCGCCGTAGCCATCTCGTCGTAGGTGGGCGACACGCCGCCTGTGTCGCGCTGATAGGCAGCGATGTAGTCGAGCAGCCGCCGCTGTTGCGTTGTCAGCATGTCACGCCACCCTGCCCATCGGCTCGACCAGCACAAAGCCAGACCACCACTCGACATCGGATGTGCGCGTCACATGCTGCACACGCTCGGCTGACGACCTTTTGAACTCGGCGTAGGCCAGCGGCAGGACATTGACGTCCTTGCGCCCGCAATAGTGCCTGTAGGCCGAATAGACCGCCGTCGCCGCCGTCTTGGCCCCAGGCACGGCACGGGTGCACTCTGGCCAAAAGGCGTCAAAGGCAGCACGCTGCAGGTCCACGTCCTCCTGGGGCAGCGCATAGTCCACACCGCCCGCCATCTCGTCCGCCGGCTCCTCGGCGGCACTCAGCGGGATGACGCTGCTGGGGGCCGCCAACAGCCGCGGCGGTGGCTGCTCGAAGTGCACGTCGCGAATGATGACGTGTATGCCAAATAGCTCGAGTGCTTGCTTGCCCCAGTACAGTGCGCCAACCTCGAGGATCAGCGGCGTCGACAGCAATATGACGATCAAGATCTGGTCGCGGCTGAGCCCTGTGAGGCTCCCCAAAAACGCCGTGTGCGGGTCCTCGCTGCTCACGTGCCGCTTGCCTTCGGACAGCCGCGCATCGATGAGCCTAATCTCTGCCAGCAGCTTGTCAGCCTGCCGCGCGTTGGCCAGCTCAGCTTTGAGCTGGCCAACCTCGCCGCAGAAATTGCGCCGCTGCCGATTGGATACACTGTCCGTGCACTCGTTGGTGCGACCCCAGAAGAAGTGCAGCTTGGTTGCATCCAGTAGCGGCTCGACGGCCGAGGCGGGGCGGTGGGCTGGGATGCCGTCGTATTGCGCCTGCAAGGCGGCGCGCTGCTGCCTTAGCCGGCCCGTCTCATCGATCACGGCCGCCCGCTCATCGGCCTCGTGTGCACGCGAGAACGCGGTGGCGCCAGTGCCGCCCAGGACGTTGTAGCCGACAAAAATCAAATAGATCAGCAGCAGGGGGATCAGGCTCAGCGTGCCTCGCAGCCAGCTGTGGCCATGCATGCGCCTCTTGGCCTGGATCACGTGTAAATGAGGCCATAACGCCCAGGGCACCGCGCCGGCCACGATGGCAAACACCCATTTGGACCACTCGGTATGGCCCCATTTATAGCCGTAGGCCCCTAGAATCAGGGAGTTGGCCACCAGGAATATGCAGGCGATGACTGCATACATTCCGCCAACGAAGTATGAGAACCGCATCGGTGCCCCCTGATGCCAATAGCCGGTTACCCGCCGGCCGGTGTGATCGTGATCCGTGCACCCGGCTCGCTGCCCGCCGCGGCCCAGCCAATCGTGACCGTGCGCACGCAGTCGTCCGCGTCGTCATCGATGACGCGGTGCGCGACGAGAAGATCGAGCAGTGCCTTGCAATGATTGTCCGCGTCGCGCCGGCGCTTGTCCGGTGGCGTCAAGGCAATGGCGATGTCGACGCGGTGCCGCAGCCGGGGCGGCCGCTGCGCCTCAAGCTCCCAACCAGCCAGCCCACGCCAGCGCTTGTACTGCGGGCTGGGGTAGCGCCGCGCCTTGCCACAGAACAGCCCGTTGACGGACGGAGGCCAAGGCAGCTGCAGCGTGACGAGATCATTGCCCATCGGCCACCCCCAGCATATCGAACAACGAACTCTGTCGCTGTTCGGGTTTGAGACAGTGCGGAGAGAACCAAAGCCGTTCGCGCGCGGCGTTTCGCCTACCAAAGCCGTCTTCGTCGTCGCATTGGTTGCCAAAACCACCTTGCGCCTTCCACGCAACGCTCACCCACTCTGCGGGCAACTCGTGCTCGCCCTCATAACCAGCAAGACAAATCCTCATAAGCGGGTTGCGGCCCTGCTCGATAGCCCAAGCGCGCACGTCATGCGCTACTGATAGGCAATCGGCGCTGTAGAGATTATCAGTTCGGGTGGCTGTGTCAGCGTAAGGCGGATCTAGGAAGACTGCGGTAAGCATGGCATTGCGTCGCGTCATTGATTGCGTCACTGACGGCCCGCACACGCGCGACCAGTCTCCAGCACACACGCGCACGTCCCGAAGCCGGTCAGCCAGCGCGGTTAGCCAATCGCAGACAAATTGGCCCCGGCCGGCGTTGCCCAAATGCGGGAGCTGCCGGTTGATGCCCTGGCCGGCGTCGCCCAAATGCGGGAGCTGCCGGTTGATGCCCCGGCCGGCGTTGCCCAAATGCGGGAGCTGCCGGTTGATGCCCCGGCCGGCGTTGCCCCCGGCCTCGCCTGCCTTGACCCAGCCGGAAGCGCCCCACTGCCACGGGCCACGCCCTGAGCACCAACCAGACCCAATCCATGCGCAAGCACCCCAGACCCACCAGCCAGCCACTTGCGCGTCATAAACGTCAGGGTCGCCTTCAATTGCCGCGATGCGCGCGGCGCCTTCCGTCACCAGCCAATAGTGCCGCGCGTGCAAGTCGGCTTCGTTGACGGGCCAATCGGCCCAATGCGCCACCGCGTCGGGGTCGTGCTTTACCGCCCGCCAGAAGTTTGCGACGAAGTGATCCTTGTCGTTAATAGTCTCCGTTTTCGGTGCGTGAGGCCGAGCCAAAAGAACGGCGCCCGAACCAAAGAAAGGCTCGACGTAGTTTGGCACGTCCCCGAACCGCTGCCAGATGATCTCGGCAACGGTCGATTTTCCGCCAAAATAGGGGAAGGGCGCGCGCAGGCTCATCCGGCGTCCTCGCTAACACTCAGACACCACACAGCAGCCATGCGTCCGCTGCGCGTATGCAGGCGCCGGCCGCTGTCTGCGATCAGGCCGGCGTTGCGAAGGTCGGAGACACGGCGGACCACCTGCAGGTATTCCAGGCCTGTGGCAGCAGCGATTTGCTGACTGCTCATGGCCGCGCCCTTGATGGCTGCCAAGACGATCGCCGCGTGCTTGCCCGACATGCCCTCAGCCGCCGTTGCTGCGGCGTGCGAGGTGTCAATATCGTCGGCGCGGGCGTGGGTGCGTGCAAATTCGTTCATGCCACGCCCTCCCGCACGAGCACGCGTTTGTGCTCGGCGCACCAGACCGGCTCGCCGGGCCGGCCGCAGCCGGGGCATGTGACGCCGCTCGCATAATGCCGGTGCTCCTCGGCAGCATACCGAGCCATCTGTGTCCGCTGGCGCTCGGCCTGGTCGACAGCATGAGCCGCCGCCTTCGCCGCAACCTGTGCAGGCGAGGCGAAGCCGAGATACCGCTGCGGTGTCCTACGCTTCGCCGTGGTCTGCCTAGCCGGCGACAGGCCAAGCCTCTGGGCGCGCGTCAGCACAGCGCCCGGGCCGGCCTCGCGCTTGATCTGCTGCGGCGAGGGCGCCGGGCGCCGGGGCTTGCCCGGCCTCTTGTTCGCTACGCCCAGCCGCTGCGCCCGCACCCGCACCTTCGTCGGGTCGCGCCACCCCAGCTCGGCCGCGATCTGCGGCGCGGTCATGCGGCCATAATTCTGCACGATAAATTCGTCAGTTAGAGCATTCGCATGCTGCGCCATGTCATATCTCCGTCGTGAGGCCAAGCAGTTCGGGGAGGTCCGGCCGGATTGCTAGCGGAGGCAGGCCGGTTGCAGCCGCGACAGCACGCACGCGATCAATGGGGACATACCCCCGCCGTCGCCACTTGGAGATCTGCTGCGGGCGTAGCCCCAACGCCGCTGCGAGGCGGGACGGACGAGGGCGATCCGGACGGCTGGCCGCCGCAATGGCCAGTTCGAGCCCCTCTCGCGGAGTGTGTGGTGCTGCTGTGCTCATACACGTACTGTACCCGCAGGGCACACCCTCTGCAAGCCCTAGCGCAATGGCGGCCCCGACAAATGTGGGCTACAGCACTGCGATGTCGACGCTAGGTGATCGCATCAAGGAGGCGCGTGTGCGCTGTGGCCTGTCTCAGTCCGAGCTAGCCCGGCGAATTGGCGTGCGATCTCAAACTATTAATCAGTGGGAGCACAACAAGAAGAAGCCGAGCCGGGACAACGTCGTGCGCCTGGTGCAGGTCACACAGTCGTCATTGTCGTGGCTGCTGTACGGAAAACCCTCGCCAGAACAGAAAGAGAACGCTAGCCTTGCCTCCATTGGTACAAGGGGGCGGCACGTGGCACTGGTGAGTATTGACCGAGCGGCGCGGCTCGAGGAACCAGACAAGTCTGACCAAATAATACTGGCGAATTTTCCCTGCGGCCCGCGGGCGCTTGCGTTTGCGCTGCCAAATGATAGCAATGCGCCCGACCACCCAGAAGGAGCGCACTGGATCATTGATCCGGATGAAACCCCGCGGCCGGGCGACATGGTGCTGGCGCTCCATGGTGACGCGGCCGAGGCAACTCCCGTCTATGGCGAGTACCGCATGGAGAGCACAGCCACGGGTGTGGTCGCCGTTGTCGCACCGCTCAATCCCCGTTGGCCGAACGCACGATCCGATATTGGACGGCTGCAAGTCGTTGGCGTTATGACAGAATCCACGCGACCCCGCCGCCGCTGACAATTTTCTGTACCTCAAAGGCACATTTTCTCTTGCGCACGCCTGAAGCGTGAGGTTACAGTTCGTTTGTCGCCGGGCACGACCCCGCTCCTGGCGACGCAGCCGGGCGGCCCCGATCCCACTCCCGTTCACCAGCCGCCCGGCCCTCCCCTCCCGACCAGGATGGAGCGCAAACATGGCCAAACGGCTAGCATCACGCCACTACGACGTACACGGTGAGCGCATCTCGCAAATCACCATCGACGACACACCCCTTCCAGTTGCTTCCGAGCATGAGATCATCGCCGGATTGTCGGCTGAGCTGCAGACAGCCTACGCTGCCGAGGACAGCCTTGAGGTCGAGCCCAAATACTCGCCCCGCATGCACGCCGAGCGCGAGGCATGGCGGCGCGACATGACCATGGCCCTCGACATACTGGGGCCGGACCTGCTCGGCCCTTCCGACATCCACATCCAGAGCCGTGTCGACGAGCGCATGACCTACCTGGGCTCCGGCCGCGGCTGGCCCGGCATACCTCATCAGGCCACGCGCTGGCGCCGGGCCGCCGAGGTGCTGACGGAATGTCTGTCGCCTGAGCTGGCCGATCACGTCGGCTCCTTGGTCGAGGCGGCCATTGATCACAAGTGCCGCATCGCTGGCGAGTAGCTGCCGCAGCGGCGCGCGCCCACCCACATATCATCAGCAGGAGGACTGACCAGTGGTCAACATAAACGACGCTTTTCCCTCGGCTTACTTAAAGGCCAGTGATCTGAATGGGCGGCGCGTATCCGTCACCATGTCCCACGCCGACTACGAGGAGGTGGGCCGCAACAAAGAGCGACGGCTCGTGCTCTATTTCGATCGCTCGGAGAAGGGCATGGTCCTCAACAAGACGAACGCCACGACGATCTCGAAACTTTACGGCACCGACACAGAGCAATGGAGTGGCCACAAGATCACTTTATACGCCACCGACGTCGAATTTGGGGGCGAGATGGTAGCTGCCATCCGCGTGGCCACGACACCGCCCGGCGCGCCACAGCATAAGTTCGCGCGCAACGGTCCGGGCGCATCGCGCAACAACGGCAATGGCCATGCTGCTGCTACGGCGCTGCAGGACGACAGCCAGCTGGACGAGGCACCGCTACACAATAGCGTGGACACCGAGGCTGCCCAGGACGGGTTTGGCGACGATCACATCCCTTTCTGAGGAGCGCAGTGCTGTGCAGCGGATATCGACAATTGATACAATCCGAGCCGGGCAGCTGCTTGGAAAGGTTTGCAGTAGGGTCGACGGACGAGCAACGTATGATCCTGCGTGGTCCGACGAACGAGTTGCTTCCACGATCGGCGGGACATGCACCCCTGTTAATATCGCGCGTGTTCGCCGCGAAATGATCGGCCCACTGATAGCGCCAGCGGGCGAAGGGGGCGGGGCAGCATCACCAACTCAGCTGCTGCGCCGCATAGCTGCCCTCGAGGATCGCATCGCCGACATCGAGCGAGTGCTGGACCCAGACAACCAGATACTTGGCCCCGCCGTGAGTGCGGCCAACCACGCGAATGGCAGCGACAGGGCTCGAGACTAGCCACACCAGATCGGCGCCAAAGGTATCGCGTGCGCCGCAGCGGCAGGCTGCTACTCCATTCGGCCTGCCGCCACCCACCTTCGATCATGAGCACACACTATGCAGACCCTTGCCCTGACATACGAAGGCAACGGACAATTCAGAGTCGCTAATCGCGCGGCTCTGGAGCATGCCGTCAGCTTTATGCGGCAGGGCGAGGTCTATCAATTCCAGCGCATCAAGCCCCGCTCACGGCAGCAACACCGGTGGTTCTTTTCTCTCGTGCAGGCTGCCCACGACAACCAAACCGCCGGACCCGTGTTTGGAGATTCCGAGAGGCTTCGCAAGTGGTTGCTCTGCAAGGCCAATTGGTGCCGGACACGGACGTTCCCACCGCAAGCCATGACGCGCGAGGTTGCGGCGTGGCTGCGCGAGGAAAGCGCAGACATGGATTTCACCGTCGATCGCCACACAGGCGAGATCCACGCGCATGTGGCGAAGTCGATAGCGTATAGGGCGTGTCCGCATGAACAAATGTGCATTATTGCAGACAAGGTCGTCGACGTCATTTGTGCGCAGATTGTGCCAGGGACCACGCCCGCCGACTGGGAGCCCTACCGGGCGGAAGATGAACGCGGCGAGCAAGTCCGAATGGGTCGTGTGGCGCAGGCTGACAAATACGCCCTACAAGCAGATCGCTGAGGAGCTTGGCTGCTCCGTCGTCACCTGCCGCGTGCTGTTCCACAAGCGGCGCCGGCTGACGCGCTCACTGCTGGCGAGCGACAGGACGATTGAGTGGCCGGAGGAATAGAGATGCAATCCGCTCAAGATGTCCATTGGCGCGAGGCCGAGATTGTGCGCCGCATTGCGCCGGCCCGCGGCATTCCGGTAGCGGCTGCTGCGGCCGGCATCAGCCAGAGGCTGGCAGAGGCGGTGGCTGGCGCGACACGTCCCATGTCGGAGATGGAGGAGCGTATGGCGGCTGCAATGTACCAGCGTCTCGGCCTGCTGCGGACGGCATTGCAGATGAGGCGATCGCTCGAGGAAGTCGCAGCGGCAGCAGAGCGGCGCGGTGTGCTGTTTGGTCAGGGGGCTGACAGCCAGCGTGTGTGGACGGCCCGTCACGAGCGGATGGTCATTGAGCGTTACCGGATAGACGGTGCTGCTGCGCTGGCTACTGCGACAGGTCGGACTGTCGATGCCATCAAGCATCGGGCGAAAACTCTGGGCGCGCAGCGAGTGACGCGCGTCGAGTGGTCTGAGGCTGACGATGCCAAACTGCGGGATATGTGGCCCACACATTCTGCCTCCCAGATCGCAGCCAAGATAGGCCGCACAAAGAATAGCATCATAGGCCGGGTTACACGCTTGGGTTTGAGCGGCCCCAGCGTTTCAGATGTTTCAGGCATTCCAGCGCCGGAACAGGCTGCAGGGATTGACGAAGATGCGGCCGGCGGAACGGCCGAAACGACGAGGAGTACAGATCATGTATGACGACACAATGATGTACGTAGAGGCACGAGTGCAGGGGACGGATCATCTGCTGCGGGCATTGTATGACGCGCACCCCGATCGCCACGTGCCACCTGGGTGCGGCTGGCAGCTAAGTCCCATTCTGCTGCGGCAGGCCGAGGGACGGGCGCGAGCCGAGGCGGCGAAGCAGCGGCAGGCTGCGGCGCGCGCAGTCGAGCGTGTGCCACCGCTGCCTAAGCATGCCGCGTCCGGCGCGGACACTCGTCTCGTGGTCTGCTCCGAGGAGGCAGATGGCATCCTGCGGCGGTTGGCTGTGGTGCGTGCGACGGCGGGTGCCGAGCCCGACATTGCAGCCCGACTGACAGATGAGCAGGCAGGCAAGCCGCGGCACCGCCGCTGCATCAGCTCCGGCCGACATGCGTGGCTGGCGGCGCTGCGCCAGTTCGAGGAGGAGACGGGCGTCTCGCGCAAGCTGCTGCTTGGCTGCAGCAAGCGCCGCGGCGTCTCCATGGCGCGCCATGCGCTGTTCTGGGCTGCGCACAACTACGGCTACTCGCAGAGCCACATCGCTCGTCTGGCGTGCCGCGACCACTCCACCATCGTCGGCTCGCTGGTGTGGTCCACCCGCATGCTGGCCACGCGGCCCGGGCTGGCGCTACTGGCCCTCGACATGCTGTCGGCCGCGCGGTCTGCACGGTTGGTCTCATGAGGATGGAGGCGAGGATGGACGAGGCATACGAAGTGACAGGCACGATCAAGTGGTTCGACCCCGCGCGCGGCCTAGGCTTCATCACCCAGGACAACGGCGCCGATGACGTCTTGCTGCATGTCACTGCGCTGCGGCAGGGCGGCTATGAGACGGCCCACGAGGGCGCACGGATCGCATGCCTGGCGCAGCCACATCCTGGCAAGGGGCTGCGGGCGGTGGAGGTGCTGGATCTCGACCAGACACCGCCAAAGCGCTCCGGGCCACATCGGCGCACGTACTTTGACGTGGCACCGGAGACGGATTGGGAGCCCGGAACCGTGGCGTGGTTCAACCGTGTGCGGGGCTTTGGTTTCATCGTGTTGGATTCCGGCGGCCGCGACCTGTTCGTGCACATGGAGCACGTGAGGGGCAGTGGCATGCTGAAGCTGCGGCCGCGGCAGCGCGTGTTGGTACGGTGGGGCAACGGTCCAAAGGGCGCGCAGGCGGTGGCTATGCGGCCAGAGGTGAGCCGCGATGCGTGACCTGCGCCACGCGCTGCTGGATGCTCTTGAGGCTGTGCTGGCCTGGACGGCTATTGCGCTTCTGCTTGCCGTGGCGTGGCTGGCCCGGCGGGCGGCGCGTGGGCTGAGGAGGATCAGCGGCACGACGGAGGACGGCGATGGCGAAATTTCTTGAGGATTGCCAGGTACTTTGGGCCCCCAGCAGCCATATCTGTGACCTCCCTCTGTCGCGCCGCGCGGTGCTTGCGCTCCAAATAGACGGCTATAAGACGGTGCAGGACCTACTTGATGAAACCGAGGCGTGGTTACTGAGGACCCCGGGCCTCGGGCGGCGCGGCCTGAACGAGGTGAAGGCGTGCCTGACAAAAAAGGATCACCTTGATCCCGGCCCGAATAAAGTCATGCGGGATTTGTCGCTTGAGGTTCAGCGCCTCCAAGTCGAGCTTGCAAAGCTGGTAGCCGAGCGGGACAGCCTGCGATGGGTCGTCGAACGGCTGACGCAGGTCGACGCCGAGGCCAGTGACGGCCAAAATGCCTCAGCGCGTGCCGCAGGGCGGCCGATCAAAGGGAGCGAGTGATGCAGCTGCTATCGGCCCAGACAGTCGCCGACCGCCTCGACGTGAGCCGCAAAACGGTTTACGCTTGGATGGCATCAGGAGCGCTGCCGTCGGTCAAATATGGCCGGCTGCGGCGCGTGCGTCTGGCGGACCTGGAGGCTTTTGGCGAGCGATGGAGCAGCGATGGCGGCCCGAGCGATACCGCGGCGGATGGGCCGCAGTTATCGGACGTGGCAACAGCAAGCGCAGAGTCGCGACTGGCGCGAGTGAGCGCGCGGGAGCGGAGACGTTCTGTAGAAGGCTGAACGCCCAGCTCGAGGCGGAGGCGCGCGGCCGCGGCCCGGTCACAGTCGATCGCCTCATGGAGCTTTACATCATCGATCGGCGGGCGCGCGGCACTGTCAATGTCGCGCGTATGCACGAGGTGCGCCAAGCCCTGAAGCCCGTGTGGGGCCACTATCATCCCGACGAGCTGGACACCGCCCTGTGCCGCGCCTATGTGGAGCGTGGCCGCCGGCGCGGGCTGTCTGATGCCACGATCCGGCAAGAGCTGGCCTACCTGCAGGCGGCCCTCAACTATGCTGTTGAGTGCCGCCTGATCGAGCGGGCGCCGAAGCTCGAAAAGCCGCCAGCGCCCAGGCCGCGCGAGCACTATCTGACACGCGAGGAGGTGCGGCGGCTCATCAATGCCTGCGACACGCCTCATGCTGCCCTGTTCGTTGCGCTGGCCATCAGCACCGCCGGTCGGCCCAAGCACCTGCTCGAGCTGCGCTGGTCGCAGGTTGACCTGACGCGGCGCGTGCTCAACCTGGACCGGCCGGACGTTGATCGCACGCGCAAGGGGCGTGCACGGGTGCCGCTGAACGATTTAGCCCTGGAGCATCTGCGGCTGGCGCGCGACATGGCCGAGACGGCTTACGTGATCGAGTGGCAGCGCAAGCAGGTAAAGTCCATCAAGAAGGCCATCGCGAGCGCGGCCAAGAAAGCAGGCGTCGAGGCCACGCCATACGTCCTCAGGCATAGTGCTGGCGTGTGGATGGCGCAGGCTGGCGTGCAGCTGGAGCAGATCGCGGAGTACATGGGCCACGAGGATTTGAACACGACGCGCAAGCACTATGCGCGGTTTCATCCCGACCACTTGCAGGCCGCCTCGAGGGCGCTGGAGGTTTAGGTGTCAGACTCAAGGGGCTTGCCTACTGCTCTTTGCCGTTCGTCCTTGGCCGCAATGCGCTCCTCTATCATCTGGTCCAGGCACTGCCGCATATGCTGCAGTGCCTGCAGTTCGCCCTCTGCATCGGCGCTGCTGTACTGCTTCACAGCGCGGTGCTCTCGCAGGTGCCTGTCGATCAGGTCGTGCAGTGGAATCGCGGCCGCGAACAGGTCCCCCGCAAATGCCAAAACCTCGATGTAGCTCGTCTCTTCTCGTCCCTCGACGGTCTCCTGGCGCCAGACCATAATGGCCATTTCATCTAAGACGTTTTGCAAGACATTGGCCTCGCTGTCCAACAGGCCAAGCCACCTGCAGAACATTCTGTCGAATGGCCTGAAATCGGCGTCTGTGTCGAGGTCTCGGCCGAATGGATACCACCAGCTCATTGTGCGTCCTCCGGTGTCAACGGCATAAGGTTCCCCCGTGGGTTCATGCACCCACAGCAGCGTGAACAACTCGGCATCAAATAGGCAACTCACAGCTATTTATGGTAGCCTAACGCATTGAATATCCTATAGATGCTGTGATTTGTAATCAGGGGGTCGGGAGTTCGAGTCTCTCTGCCGGCACCAATAAAATCAATGAGTTAGCGTTTCGGCCTAAGGAGTGCTCAGGGTGTAAAAGCACCCCACCGCGAGAACACCACCCCTTCACTACATTGGCATAGCGCCCATCTGGCTCGACGTAGAGCGCGGCGATCATCTGCCATTGCCTCCTATTTCTTGCGGCCTCGGCCGCCCCACAGTCGATAGATTGTCTGCCATCCACCGAACACCGGCAAATCACGTTCGCGCAGTATATCATTGACCGCCCGCGCCGCGTCCTCGCGATGGGCATACTCCGCCGATCTCCACACAGCTCGCAGCGTCGGCACGAGCGGCGCTATGTCTGGCCCGCTCCTCGACAAGCCGGTCGCACTCGGCCTCCGCCTCATGGTCCTCGATAACCTCGAACCGATAGCCGGGAGGACGGTAGCCCTCCGGGCGCTCGTTGGCGTCAAGGCTGTCATCGAACGTGTTGCCGTCGATGAGAAACTCGACACTAACGGCCAGCGCCGTGGCAGCATCGGGGAAGTAGTCGGTGACCGAGTCAGCGACGAGTCCGTCGTCTTCGCGGATCATCTTGACGGTGTAATGCATCGTCGTCCTCCATCGTGGTTGCTGCGTAGGTTCCGGGCTGTCTCCCTTGCTGGCGTGAGCCCGGCCTTTGGTGCCAGGAAGACGTGTGTCGCATCAATTGCGCGGCTTTGCATGGCGCACCCATCTCTGACCGTCTTCAAAATACCCAAGCGCAGCGGCGATGCGTGGCCCAGGCGACGTGCCCCGGTTGCGCACAAGGGAAACAAAGGTCGGCGACACGCCCGCCAATTTGGCGAATTGTCTCAGGCTGCCCGCATCTGCAATGGCCTGCTCCATTGCAGAGCGCACGTCGTCATCTGTGAATCGCGTTTTCATGGCGATAATTATGCACTAAACGGTTGACGCGGTCAAGCTCAGGTGCCATATGTAGATCATCAGCACGGGAGAGGCGGACATGCTTAACTCAACGGAGTCCAGGAATATGGACCGCATCGACACCATCACAACGACGGCAATCGAAATTAGTGCCGCGTGGACACCCTCACGCGATGATCTGGAAAACCTTGCCGTCGAGCAGGCGATGCTGTGCGGCAGAGACTGGACGGACTGCGGCGAGTACGAGCGGGAGATGTTTCGTGACGAAGCGCGGCGAATGCTTGGTATTGATCCCCGCTAGACGCAATCTGACAACCGCACAACGGAGGCCGCCATGCCTGCCACACACACCAGCCAAAACCCATGCTTTCCCGACCTCAAGGAGATCGAAGTGGACTGCCCGCACTGCGACGGCGAAGGCAAGACGCTGCGAGCGCACCCGATCTACGGCACGCCGTTCTGCCCGGAGCCAGAAGTAATGGGCGAGTGCGGAGAATGCGAAGGAAGTGGGAAGACGTGGATCGAAGTCGTCCCCGTCGATGAGTGGGATGAGGTACGGCGGGAGCGCGACGATCTGCGCGCCAAATTGGCGGCATCGGCTGCCGTTTGACAACCGCATAACGGAGGCCGCCATGTCCAGGGGGTATCTAGTGATAGCCGACACGCAGCGCGGCCAAATCACACGCTTGTTCGATACGCTGGATGCAGCCAAGCGCGCTGGCATGAAGATATGGATGGGCGGGCTTGCGGAGCGTGTCGTTCTTTTGAAGCCGCGCGGCAAGAGCATACGGATCGCTAAAGATGACCGGTGCACACGTCGCCCGCGCTACACGTGGACACGATAGCCACCATCGCACAACGGAGGCCGCAGAGATAACAAATCCCACGCCGTGGCCATGCTGGACCTGCACGTTCCGGGATGGGCCGGACGTGACAGGGACGTACTACTGCACGCGACCGTCCCAGCCACTGAGCTATGCCGAGCGGCTGCGCTGGCCGGCCATGCCTGAGGATCAGCCTCACACGCGGTATGTCGGCACGGAGCAACAGTTGCGCGGGTTGACGGCAAATGCCACGCCGAAGTGCGATGTGTGCGAAAAAGGGTAGCACGCTGGAACGCAAAAGGGCCGGGCACCCCTGAGGATGCCCGGCCCCGTCATGTCATTGCGTGTGCCAAGTCAGCGCCAGCTGGCGTCCTTGTCCTGCCCGCCATCGGCCGCCTTCGCAGCCACCTTGCCGCGGTGCTTTTGGACGCCGTCATGCCAGATCAGCAGCTGCGCAGCGCAGCCCCGCTTGGCATCGTTGTCCTGGTGCAGACGCAGTAGCAACTCGTTCGCCGGCAATGGCATGCCGCCCTTGTCTTTCAGGTCAGGGTAGCTCGTCAGGCACTTTTCGATCGCAGCCGGGATATCCGGGATCGGGTCGTTCTTGACCACGACAAGCGGCGGCGACGGCTTGGGGCCGGTGTTGGCCGCCAGGTCACCGAGGTTTTGTGACCAAGTCGAGCACCCTGTCAGAGACACAGCGGCTAGCATCGACAGCAACGCCCGAGTTGACCTCGCGCACAAGCTCGGCCCGCACCACGGCGAGGTCGGCATCCAGTTTGGCAGCATGGGACTGTACCTCCAATGTGATCCGCTCCGCAGCCGCCGCATCTGCCGCTGCCTGACGTGCGCGCTGCTCGGCGGCTGAGGCCCGCGCCTCGGCCGCTGCCAGCTCGTACTCCGATATGCACTGCTCCCGCCCCTGGGCGATCAGTGCCGCCTCGCGCGCCTGCCGCGCCTCCTCCCGCGCCTGCAGCATCTGGTGCCCCAGCGTAAGCGCGCCCAGCGCTAGGCCGGGCACAATCAGCACCTTGAGCCATGGGCCGGCGACCTGCTCAAGCGTCCAGGCCAGCCCTTTCATGACGAGTCCGATCATGGGGCTACCTCCACAAGTTGATGCCGTCGCGGGCCGCCTTGAGCCGTGCGCGCACGATCGCCCAGCCGCCGGCGTACATCCACACGCCCGCAACAATGATGGCCAGCCACCACCAGTGCTTGATTCCCCATTCGATGGCCGACAGGACCGGCTGCAGCGTTACTTGGGCCTCTGGCACCCAGCCGACCGCGGAGTCAATCGCCGGCACCGGGTTAATTGGCTCCGGCGCAGACGGCGCATCGCTCGCTGCCCCGCCTGCCACGCCAACAGCAGCCACGCCTGTCCCGATCTGTTTGATATAACGCCCGGCCGCTACCTCGCTCGAGCCGGCTGCGGCCAACTCCTTCTCGGTGATGGCCGCGCGCTCGCTGCGGTCGATCGGCTCCGCCAAAGCGAGCGCTGCCTTGGTTGCCGGACCCACTACGACGCCCGGCTCGAGCTGCTCGCCCTCCTCGTCCTGCCAGTCGGCCTTGAAGGCAGCCACGGCCCGGCGCGTCTCACGGCCATAGATGCCGTCGACTGCGCCTGGCGCATACTTCAGCTCCCGCAGCCGCCGCTGCAGGTCGGCCACCTCCGGGCCACTGGCGCCGATGCCAAGGCCGTCCATGATCGGGACGGCGCCGTCGCCCCATGTGTTCCAGGCACGCTTGAACCAGCGCTGGCGGTCGGCCCAGCCGTTGGGATCATGCTTGGAGTACGGATTGCCGCGATTGATTTGGTTGTGGGTTGCGCGCAGATAGTTGCAGTCGGCAAACTCGGACAGGCGGTAGCGCTGCCAGTACCAGATGGCGATGCGCAGCGCGATCTCGGGATCTTCTACCGTCTCGGGGCTGCCCTCGAGATCCAGGCCCACAGCGTCGCCAGCCTCGGCAAACCAGTGGCGGCCCGTGCCCTGGAACCAGCTCGCCCCGCGGTAGCGCCAGCCATCGCCCTTTTCGACGTTGCCTAGCCGCTGGCCCAAGTCGTGCCAGCCGCCATAGGCCATCTCAGCTTTCAGGTCGGCACGGCCCCGGCAGGCGGTGTAGCGCGCCACTGTGGCCGGATCGGTCATTTTGAAGCGGTGCGGCCAGAGCTGGCACATGCGCTTGAGCGACCACGTCGTGTGCTCACGGATGATCGTGAAGCCACCGGTTTCGTGGCCTGGAATGCTCATGAAGTGGGCGACACGCAGCGGCGTGTTGATGCCGGCTTGATCCAGCAGCGGCCAGGATCGGGCCAGCACTTGCATGTAGCTGCGGTGGATGCCTGGTCGCGTGTCGGTGCTGCTGCGTGGTGCAGGTGGCGGCGAGAAGCGGTGCAGCTGGTCAATCGTCCACGGTGTCATCGATGGCCCCCAGGCTGTTGATTGTCTCAATGCCGCGCGCCAGGATGGCCGCACGCTCGTCCGCCGTCACCGCGCGCACCATCTGCGCTAACGTGGACTGCTCAATGCCATAGGCAGCCACCAGAAGCGCTGCCGCAGCATCGCCGCTGCGGATCACCTTCGCGGCTGCCGTGTTGTAGTCGCCGCAGGCAATGTGCGGGGCGAGGTCGGTCATGAGGTCGGCTGCATGATCCTGGCCGTCCCTGGCATAGATGCCGACCGTCCACACGCGCGGATCTGGGGCGTCTGCAACCAGCCGCAGCGACGCCTCGCGTAGGGCCACAGCGGGCGGCTTGTCGGTTTCCCCGGCCTCCGCCGGCTCTGCCGGCTCAGCTGCTTCCGGCGGAATCATGGCCATCAGCCGCTCTTCCGCCTCGGCCAGCATCTGCTCAAGGGCTGCCGCGCGCCTGTCCATGGCGTGCTCGACGGCAACAACGATCCGGTCGGTGTCGAGTGCAGGAGATGGCTGCGGCGGCAAGGGCGGAGGCACCTGCCGCGCGTTGTTAGCGTCGGCGCCGCGCAGGAAGGCGGGCAGCGGATCGGCATCGTCATCGCCCACTTTCTGCTCGTCCGAGATCTTGATCAGCCGCGCCTCGAGGGCGCGCAACCGCTGCTGCACCTCGTCGTTGCCGATTGCGCCCAAGCGCTCCCAGACCTGACCTAGTGCAGCCTCAAACTTCTTTGCCCAATCCCTCGCTTGCTCGGCCTCGTGCGCCAGCCTTTCGACATTTGCAAAAAGCGCATCGATATCAGATGTGTGATCAATGACAGGCATAGGCGATGGTTCCGCCGATTCGGCTGCCGCAGCCTGCGCCATTGGCAGCGACACGACGTTGTCTGGCCACTGCAGGTGCTCCGCCACCATCGCGGCAAAGGCGGGCAGATCTACCGGGACACGCTTGCCAGGATTCTGCGCCGTGCACTCCACAATCAGATCTGCGATCACGTTGTCATTGGCCATGTTGTTTCACTCGATGCGATGGTGTAGCGGCATCCGCGATGCCGGTTGCTCACGATTCCGTGTACGGCATGGTCCAATCAACCGCGGCAGCTGCAATCGCTGCCTTGCCACCTTCATTATGCTGAATATCTTACGATGACAATACCGGAGCCGCCGTTGCCGCCGACCCTCCCGCTGTTGCCGTCGGAGGCGCCGCCACCGCCGCCCGTGTTGGCCACGCCCGCCGAGGCTTGGACGCCGTTTTTGCCGCCGTCGCCGCCGCCGCCAGAGCCGCCCGTGCCTGGCGTGCCGTTGTACTCGGCGCCGCCGCCGCCGCCGGCATAGTATCCGCTGGCCCCGGTGCTGGTCGCCGTGGCCCAGGTCGAGTAAATATTGGTGCCGGCGCCGCCATTACCGCCGACATCCCCCGCGCCGTCGCCGCCGACCGCGCCGGCACCGCCGCCACCGCCGCCGCTACCTTCCGTCGATCCTGATCCGTTGCCGCCGTTGTTGCCCTGCCCGGATGTCCCGGCGCCGCCGCCTGAGCCACCGGCATAGGCGGACGAGCCGCCACCTGATCCGCCAGGCCGCCCGCTCGCTGCCGGATAGCCACCGCCGCCGCCGCCGCCGATCGCCGTCTCGGTGCCGAACACGGAGTTGTCGCCGTCGCCGCCGACGGTCGTGCCCCCCGTCCCGCCATTGCCGACGGTCACGGTCACGCCGACGCTAGCTGTGACGGCATAGGACGCATTGTATTTGAGACCTCCGGCGCCACCGCCGCCGCCGTAGTATGTTGCGCCGCCGCCACCGCCGCCGCCGATTACCAGCACCTCGACGTTGCCGTCACCGGCCGGCGTGAACGTCCCCGACGACGTAAACGTGTGATAGGTGTAGCCGCCAGAGGTCACAATGGTGCCGCCGGTAGAGCCGGCCAAGCCGCCGGCCAAGCCGCCGGCCGATCTCGCACTGAATCCAATCAGGCTCGTCACGCGCAGCATCAGGGCCACCTGGCGTCATCGGCATAGTCCGCCGGGATTGGATCCAGTGCCTGAATTGCGAACGAGGCAGCCCAGAACGGTTGGCGAAATTGCGCCGCCGCAATTAGGACGTTTGCCCATTCCGTGGCCGTGACCCCGACGGCTCCGGTGTCGGTCAGCACGTTGATTGTGGTCGATCCGTTGTTTGTCGCGATCAGCGCGTTAGCGAGGTCCGTCACCTCCCGCCAGCCGACCATGTCGGCATTTGTCGTGCCGATGCGATGCACGCCGCGCGCGTCGCCGAAATCGTAGTCAAAGCCGGCCTGCAGGCGCCGTTCTCGCTCCGATGCAACGCGATTCGCCATATCCGCGTGCGGTATTGCCTCGACTGTCCACTGCCTCACGACCCGGTCCTGTTCGATGACGTCGATAGGTCCCGTAAGCTGCTGGTTGCGCGCGTCGAAGGCGGGCTTATCTTCAACGATGGGACGCCACACCGGGCCACCGTCAGACGACGTGATCGAGTCGGGATTGTCCTTCATCTCGCGCGCGACAATCACGCCATCAACCACCTTTGCGTAGAGCGGCATCATCAATCGTCCTTGTTGACACTGGTCGTGTAGTGGATCTTGACGCCCAGCAGCTCTGCATCGCCGGTCATCGTGTCGGAGCCGTCCGCTGCGTCACGGTAAACTTTAAATACGACGTATTCCTCCGCGCCGGGTGATCCGGCCACTGTCAGCGCGCCGGACTCTGCCGAGATAATGCAGTCATCAGCTGCCGAGCCGGCCGCATCCGTCACCTCGACAGCTGTTCCGAACGCGGTGTCTAGCGGATCGTCGTCCGCAAACGCCACCGCTTCCAGCCCCCAGATGCAATCCCCGCTCGTCGCCCCGGTCTTCCACACGAACTGCGCAACAAGTGTCCCCGCGTCCCACGACTTTGGCATCTGCACTGCAAAGCAGGCATTTTCGCGCGTCGAGTCGTCAAACGCGAGATAGCTCAGCATCACATCATTGGTCGCAAGTTCCTCGGTTGCCGCTTCGGCGCCGTTGGTGTCTGTTGGCGTCATGGCGGCAGCCGGCACCCAGATCGTCTGCTGGCCAGGGCTGATGACATCCGCCAGTGGAGCGACGTAAACGAGCTTGGTCCCGGCGGAAAAGTTGACTGCTGATCCTGCATTGCTGGACGCCCGCACCGTCGTGCGTGCCAGCGTTGTGCTGGACGCGGTATATGTGCCGGTGCCGACCTCCCACTCGCCGGAACCAATAAGCTCGATCACGTAGTCGCACGTATTGCTATCACCGATGGCCGAAAAGGCCTGGTAGCCCGTCACGGCGCCAGCGAGCGTCAGCGTGCCGGTCCCCGTCGTGGTCGATGTTTCCTTCACGCGGTCTGCGTAGACGTGTGCCATCAGTCCCTCTCAGGCCAATACATAGGCGCGGGTGCGCGCAATTCTCTGCGCCGCGATGCCGGCTACCGTGGCCGCTCCCGCCGCCGCTGCAATCGCCGCAACATCTGCGGCGCCAACGCCTGTCGCCGCACCGACGCCAGCTGCTGCGCCAGTCGGATACAACGAGCCGTCCACCGCCGCTGCGGTCGCAATGCCTGCGGCGGCACCGACAGCGCCGAAAACACTCGTGCCAACGCCAGGGGCCGCCCCGATACCAGCCGACGCACCCACACCGCGCACATCAGCCGCGCCAACGCCGGATGCTGCGCCGATGCCGGCGGCCGACCCAATGGTGCCGCCCGTGCCTTCAGCAGATGCAGCGCCAGCGCCGGCCGATAAACCGACAGATTCGGCGGTTGACGCGCCAACACCGGATGCCGCGCCCGTGCCGGTAGACGCGCCAGCCGCGCCGGACGCGGATGCGCCAACGCCGGATGCCGCGCCCGCGCCGGTAGACGCACCAACACCGGCAACGTCAGCTGCGCCAACGGCGGTTGCTGCTCCAACACCCGCCGATGATCCGGCGGCATACTGTGCTGCAAGCTGGTCATCGCCAAATGGCGCGGCGCCATAGGGCGCTCCCCCGAACATCGGCTAGGATCAATCCTCAGTAATAGCTGTGGCGGTCGTCAGCTTCGGCGTCACGCCAGACGAGATCGAGATGTTCGGCGTGACTGTGCCCTTGTAAAGCACTTTGCCCGCCGCGCTGGCGGCTGTGCCAACAGCAAAGTGCGTGGCCGTCTCGGACCCGCCAGTCGCTGCCGGAAAGCTGATCTCGGCCGCAGGCGACACGCTATTTCCAGACACCGTCCAACCCGACCCAGACCGCGCCACAGCCACGCGCGCATATGATGTGTAGGCGCACTCGTTTGTGGTCTGGTCGCCAGCCTCACCGGGGTCTCCCGTGTGCAGGCTGACATATAGATTTGTCAGCGGAGACGACGACGCATTGTCGGCAATGTTCGCGATGCCGGTTGCGTTAAAGACCAGCAGAAGCCAGTCATTTTCGAATGTGTTGCTTTTGCTCATGAACTTAGCTCCGTTGCACTTTGAGGATGAGCTGCGCGTAGGTCAGCCCGGATGCACTATCGACATTTGCAACGAGTATGTCGCCGGCCAAGATCGCCGTCGTCCATCCCGTCAACGTGCCGTCGCTATACTTCTGCGCGCTGCTCAATGTCGGCTGCGCAGAGGCCGTGATACTATCCGCATCGGTCGGCGGATAGTTTGCAAACGTGTCTTTCCACACGTCTACCACGATTGAGCCTGTAGCCTTAGCCAGCAGCGTCGCCTCGACGATGGTACAGTCGAACGGCACGGGCACCATGGCCTGCTCACCAGCCTCGATAGCTGTTTCGCCACCCTCGAAGATGAACCCGACAGAAGCGAAGCCCGCATCGCCCTTTTGGGCCAGCAGCTGCCAATAGCTATTGCTTGTCGTCGGCAGAGTCGGAGGGGCGTTGCCGGTGCCGGCGGTCTCATTGACGTAGATCCAGCTCGAGCCTGATTGCGTGACCACGTCTTGCTTGCTGTATTCCACCACGGCAGAATAGGCGCCACGGTTGGTCGGCGGTTTGAGTAGGCGCGGAACACCCAGGTCCACACGCTGCAGGATCGGGATGTTGGCCATAACGCCTGGGGCGTGGCGCATACCGGCCTGACCCTGGTCGTTGCGGCCGCAGTAGCGCATCTCGCCGTCGCTATTGAGCGTCCACAGGCCATATTCTTGGTTGTTTCCAAAAACGCCCCAGGAGGCCAGAGTTCCCCATGCGCCCTGTACGGACCCCCAGGTCTGGTTGGCGGCGGCCGTTCCGGCGACGTTCTTGCCGGTCGCATAGAAAACATCATAACCGATTGAGGCCAGCCTCCTCACGCCGCTGATCGTCGCCTCGAGGTAAATCGCCGTATAGCTATTGCCGCCGGCAATGGCCACGCTTGTCAGATTGCCGGCGAAGCTGGCAGGCAAGCCAGAGAAGATCGTAAATGTGTTAAGGTTGGTCGTGCCCCCGTCACCGAGTAGGCCATACGAGGCAACATACCCGACCAAATAACCCTGGCCCGTCGATGTGATGGCGACACAATTATAGTATTCGCCACCGCCCGCATACAGCGCGCTAACGGTGAGCGCATCAATGGCGCCAGCGGCTTGCTGGAACGTGGTCGCGTCGGTGTTGGCCAGCGTTGCGGCATCACCGATGCCATAAAGCTGGTTGCCGGCGCAC